GTTGTCGAACGCGTTGCCGACCACCCCGCCGGCACTGGACGAGTACCCGCCAGTGCTGTTGGGCGTCGGCCTGTTCATACGCCGGTACAGCGCCTGCAGCACGTCCACGCCGCCCACAGGCAGGTCGTAGATGTACTGGTTCGCGTTCAGGCCGATGACCTTCTTGTTGATCGCCCAATACTGGATTCCGATGTTGATCAGGTTCGACAGCAGGTAGAACAGCATCGTGCGCGACGCCTGAACCTGCTCCGAGGTCAACTCCTCGGCCAGCTTGCCGCAGCGCCGCGCCCCGTGGTCGATCAGCTTCTGGACCGATACGAGAGTCGTGCCAACAGTGCCTGAGTACGCCATCACCACCCCGGACAGTTCCAGCGCTTCATGGACGCACGAGACCGGCTTCCAGGCTCGCTCTTGCGGGCCACCGGGCCCATACGGGCGCAGAATGAATCACGCCGCGGCCCACCCTCGGGCTGCGGAGCCTTGAGGTTCGACCCGGTCTCGCGGTTGTACTTCTCCCGGCCCTTCGCGGTCAAGCCCGCTCCGCGCTCAGCCGAGAGCTTCTCACCACGTCCAATGGCCAGACTGACGTTCTTGGCCATGGCTCACCAGCACGCCCCGCCGCCGGCCTTCTTGGCCTCCGGCAGCTTCTTGTACGCCCGCCCCTTGACGTTCCCAGACGTGAACTCGGCAGCCACGCTCGGCTTGATGCCGACCTTCTTGGCCACTTTGGGATCTTTCTCGGCCGCCTTCATCAGACGGAACTGGGCTTGCGACTTGGCGGGCATGATCAGTCCGGGTTCTTGATCAGAATACCGCCAACATAGACATTGGCCACCGCGCCAGCACCACCAGCACCAAGCAGTTGCCATTGGATGTCGTGCTTTTCTGGGTAAGACACGGGGAACTGAAGAGGAATCGTCAGTTGTTGCACAAACGCAGTTTGCAACTCAGCCGTCACAACCTCACCGACTCTTTCCCGGTGAACTTGATATGTACGCAACCTGACGTAAGCACCACTCGTCGCGGACGTGTTGGTGTCGGCCTGATAGTAGGTTTGGTAGAACGTGTAGCCAGCAGGCACGGTGTACAGGGACATCTGAGTCACGCCGTTGCCAGCCGTAATCCTTGCGTACAAAGTGCCGCCATTCGTGGCGGATACAGCACCCACAGCGTTACCAGACCAAGTCTCCATGCGGTTGATTCGCAGGAAAGTTTTGGTGGTGTTGACTCCAGTCGTGCCGTTCAACACGACATCCTCAGATTGCTCGACAAACCCAGCGCCAAGTCCTTCCACGCGAATGGTGACGGCTGTGTCAGAAGCGGAAGAGCTTGCAAGTGTCATCACGACAGCAGAGGCTGGGTAAGCGTAAGCGCCGCCGCTGCCAGTCAAACCCTCCCACAGAGGGCCAAAAGCAGTGCTACCGAGAGCGGTAGTATTGCCAAAAATGTTCACCACTGAGTGCCCGTCAACCTGCCCACGGGACACTTGCAATTCAAACGGCTCATACGCTCCCTGACGGGTCGCGGAAGAATATGTTCCCATTTTCAATCCTCAAGGAAAGCGGGGGCCGAAGCCCCCACCTTGTTTCAGCACTTCGCTAGACCGCCGCGCTTCTTCGGCACAGGCTCCACCGTGACAGCCTTCTCCGTCTTGGTGACAGATCCAGGCGCCTTGTCGCGGTTGAACATGCGCTTCACCGCACTCGGGATCCCCGAGAGCATATCGCTGATCGACGGCTCGCCGCGCTTCTGCTGCTCCTCAAAGGCCTTGTAAGCCTTCTCGTTCTCAGCCTGCTGCAGCCTCGACTTGGCCTCTGCCGGGATGTCCATCGACTTGATCTTGTCGTAGGCATCCACCTTTCCGCCGTCCTTGAACGTGCCGGACAGCCGGTCGATGCTCACCGGCTTGGAAGGCAGCTTGCGGCCTTGAGGCATCGCCACGGGCGCACCAGAGTCAACACGACCCCCCGTGGCGTAGGCTTTTTTTGCGGAACCACCCGTCTTGTAGCCGCCGCCGTTCGCCTTGGCCACGCCACCGGTGGCGTACCCGCCGCCGTTGCCCAGCTTCACGTCGCCGGTCTTGGCCGGGGAGTTGTCAGGATGCGCCGTAGCGACCTTGGTGGTCACCTTGCCGCCCGCAGCGTAGCCGCCCTGGGCATTGGCCACACCGCCCGTCTTCAGGCCCTTGTGGGCCTTGCTGGCGGGCTTGGCAGCGTGAGCGGACATCTTCTCGCCCAGGCCCTTGATGGCCTTCATCTCGGCCTTGTGGGCCGATTTGGACTCGCCACCCTCGGCCATCATGCGGCCAGCACGCCCCACAGGGCCCGCAGGAGCCGCAGCGGCAGGCATGGCCTGCATCGCCCGGCGGCGAGCCGCCAGAGACGGCTTGGCAGGGCTCATGGCGGCCATGGAGCCACCGCGAGCCGGCATGCCCGGCATCGGACGCATCGGGGCGGCGCCGCCCATCTGCATCTTGACCTCGCCGCCCTTCTTGAGCTTGAGCTCGACGGACGGCTCCGTCGTCTCCATCTTCACCATCGGCTTGAATTGACCCATGATCAGCGCTCCTTCGCCACGAAGACGTAGTCGATGGTCATGGTCTTGGCCACCGCCTCGCCGTTCTGGATGCCAAACGACACCCGCAGGTCAGCCGTAGGCAGATTCGTCGTCACCGACTTGCCGCCCAAAGCGCCATTGACGAAGTAGTACACCGCAGCGTCGCCGTCGTACCAGAAGCCCAGGCGCACGAAAGTGTCGTTGGCCACGGTAGCCACAGACGACGTCGTCGTCGCAGTGCTGCTCGCCTCAACCACGAGGCTGACCGACGTAGACCCATCGGCCTTCAGGAAGAAGACCCCATCGCTCGTGTCCAGCGGCGTCGTGTCGGTCCCTTGCAGGCCCATCACGAAGTCCGACTGGGTGGCGTCGCTCACTTTGAAGCGGGCCTCAAACCAGAGCTTCTTCCCAGCGGCGAACGCAAACGACGCGCCCACCTTCTGCAAGGCGTTCAGGTCGTCATCCGCAGCCGAGTTGGTCAGAAGCAGCAGACCGCCATCACCGTTGGTCAGCGCCTGGGTGGCGCCGGCCTGGGTCTCGGTGACCGTCCAGTCGGCCGCAGCGTAGTAGTCGAAGTCCTCCATGTAGGTGTGGAACTTCGTGGGCGCCAGTTGCCCCATGGCAGCGAAGAGCGAATCCTCGCCGACATTGGTGACGCCATTCGGGAACCGAGTCGTACTCAGCATTCCGCTCTCCTTTCAAGAGTAGGGGGCCGAAGCCCCCCTGATGGTCGTCAGACGCCCGGCGTGCCGTACATGGCCCGCGGATCGGTGAAGCCGACGTCGTAGCGCTCGGTCGCCTTGTAGCGCATCGAGTCCGTCTCAAAGTCGCCTTCCATGGTCTTCTCCAGCTTCCGGCGCATCAGGAGCTTCATGCCCTCCGGCGCGTCGGTCTGGACCCACCATGCGGTCGCCGAGGTCAGACGCGACAGAACCGCCGCGCCCTCGTCCAGCAGACCGATCGACTTGATCGGGTTGATGTCGTTGTTGGCGTTGCCGGCACGCAGAACCGACTTCAGCAGCACCTCGGCCTGGAAGACGTTGCCCGGGGCCACCACCAATTGGCGAGGCACCAGACGGATCTTCTTGCCGTTGTTGTCCACCGCCTGACGGATCTGGATCAGCATCTGCTCCAGCGACGTCTGCGAGAGGTTCGCGGCCGTAGAGAGCAGGTTGCTGAACGTCCCGTTGACGATGGGGTGGGCGTTGCTGTTCAGTTGCACGCCGTCGCCGCCCGGGTAGGACGAGTTGAAGGCGCGGTTCAGCACGTTGGCCGACAGCGTCTCCTTCGTCTCAATCAGGCTCTGCGCGAGGTGACGCGCATACACCTGCCCGATGCGGATGTGGTCGCCGTCCTCAACGAGCACCTTGGTCAGCGCGAACGCCAGACCGTACACGTTGTAGACGTAGCGCTTCAGGAACAGCACACCACCCTGCTGGTACGACACAGGCGTGCCGTCCGGCAGTTGCGGCGCCGCGCCGAACCCGTAGAGCACGGGCTCTTCGTGGTAGTTGCGGGGGATGCCCTGCTGTTCGCGGAAGACCCGCGACCACTCGTCGGTGCGCTGGTCGTAGACGCCATCGAAGCATTCGTTCAGGATCGGTTCGACGATTGAACGAAAGTCGGTACTTCTCATCGGAGCTGCCATGGCTCAGCCCTCCTTAGATGGCGATCGGGGTGTAGTTCGCACCCGAAACGCGCACTTGGTTGTACTGATGCTCCGCAATCTGGACGCGCACGATGACGAAAGGATCGCCCCATGCATTGTCCGGATACGGTGCGATGTCGATGATGCGCAGTTGCGCTTCACCGTCCGCGCCGACAAGCGACGCGCTGAGCGTCGCCTGGGACAGGCCCGTCGTGGTCGAACCGGCAGTGTGATTGCTCAGGTTCGCTTCATCGCCGATGGCAGTCTGAGCAAGCGTTGCATCCGACTGGATCTCGTAGACGATCTGCGGGTCGCTGTAGAAGTAGGCGACGACCGAGCCGACCAGGAACGACTCGTTCGCAGGCCAGTAGTTCGACACCCGACGACGACCAGTGGAGTCCGTCCACTCGACGCCAGCGAAGGCGCCCAGCAGCGGGCCCGTGGCCGCAGCGATCTCGATGTAGCCGGCGGTGTTCATCTTCACCGCTTGGCCCTTGAGGATGGTGGTGGCGTAGCCAGCCGAGACGTTGCCGCTCGTGCTGACCGCTTGAATTCCGTTGGCGAGCGCCTGTGCGCGGTCCAGACCACTGGGATGGAACGCGGGACGCAGGCCGAACGGAGCACTCGTAGCAGACATGAGTTTCTCCTATGTCTCACCCGATGAACATCGGGGTCTTGACGTTTCGGTCCATATCGCCGAAGCCTTCACCTTCGACCTGACCGAGGCTCTTGCCCCGGCTGTCACGCGCACCCTGCAGGTTCTCCACTTGGACGCGGATCTTGTCCGCCTCTTCCATGGGCCTCTCATGGTGCATCTGCAACATGACGTCCTGGTAAATCTCCATGGGGAGCTTGTACAGGCGCATCTCGTTGCATGCGATGAAACCGACGTCTTCGCCAGCCTTGACCTTGTAGTTCTCGAACCCAGGCAACTCATCCGCGCGAACGGGAACGTAGCCGAGTCGGATCCGCTTGTCGATGCTGTCGTAGCTGTTGGTTGTCGATAGCCAGCAAAGGTGCCATCCCGGCATTTCCGGGACCTTCGGCAGCGCTGATTGTGTCCACTCGTCACTCCACATCCTGCGACGTTCCTGTGCCGAGTGAAACTGTTCCTCCGGGCCCTGCCGTACAACGTCCTCGCTTGCGCGAGTTTCGCGTCCGCCAGCGGACAGAGATTTCTTGAGACGACCGTCCATCTTCAGTTGCTCCTGCTTCGTGCTTCTTGCGCGTACCGCTTGATCATGTTGGCCCGTTTGTGGGGGTCATCCCACAGTCCGGCGTCTTTCATCGCCCTCACCTGTTCAGGTGACAGCACGAAAGTCGAACGGCTTGCGCCGCCACCGACCTCGCGTCCCGATCCAGTTACCACGCTGCGGGGCCTACTCCTTCGAGAATGGTCATCAACAGAGTCAGTATAGCGATGCGGCAGACGCTTTTGCAAACGCCGGTCGAGCTCCTCCCAGTAGTCCTGAGACGCAGGATCCCAACCGTCTTCAGTGAGTTTGCGGTCAATCACCTTGGCGATCGCCGTGTCCTCGTCACTGCCAGACGGGTCATACCAGTCGTTGCGCTCCATCCAGGAATTCGCCAACCGAGTCACCTGCGGATTGACCGCACCCTGCTGCTTGGTAGCCTGGGCAGCACGGTCCTTGAGGCTCTTCATCGCCTCGATCTTGCGGCGGGCCTCGTACCACATCTCCTGCGCACGGCCGAACGCCTCCCCGTCAGATGCCGACGTGGCGTCCTTCATCTTCTGCGCAGCGTAGCGGTAGCGAAGCTCCTCCTCCTCGATCGCCTTGTCCAGGCGAGCAAGGTCCGAAGAGTGCGTCTTGCGCTCAACCACAGACAGGCGCTCCATGAGCTCCTGGTTCTGGCGCTGCAGCATCTGCAGGCGCTGGTCCTTCTCTTCACTGGTGCGGCGCACGAGGTCCTTCTTCGCACGCCTGCGGGCCCTACGAGCCTCCCGAACGGCGTCGGAGTCCCCTGGCCTGTCCACGTCACCGCCATCGTCTCCTGCGGCCTCCTGGGCCGTTTCCTGGGAGTCTGCCGGTGCGACGTCACCGGGGAGTTCGACGACAGCGCTGCCGTCCTTCTCCTCGACCACGTCGATCTGTTCGTCTTGCTTCTCGGTGCTCATCAGAGGAACGCCTTCATTTCAAGAGGGTTGCCGGTGACCTTGGCGATCACCTCGTGGTCGTTCAGGATCATGAACAGCGCCGGGTCTTCGAGGTCATCCTCGCCCGGAACCTTCACCTCCCAACGGTCGCCGCCCCACTTGGGCACACGGATGTAGTCGCCGGCTTCACACCAGCTTCCCTCCGGCCAGGGCTCCATCGAATCCCGCTTGCGGAACGCCAGCGGCCCGATCTCAATGACCTTGGCCACCATGTTCTGCCACTTCTCGGTCTCCTTGGTCTCCGCGACCAAGATGATTCCCGACTTCGTCGCCTTCTTCTTGGCTCGCCGCAGTTGCACCAGGATGCGGCCACCAAGGGGTTTCGCGCCAGGGTCCACGCTCGGGAATGCCCAAGCCATCTCGGCGCTGTCAAGCGCCACGCCCATCTCGCTCATCGTCGTCTTCCATCAGTTTGTTCAGGATCGCCAGGGCTTCTCCGAGCCCGGCGTACTGTCCGATCATGCGCTGGTACGACTCCCAGTTCGCTGCATTTCCCACAGCGAGGGACGAGGCTATCTCAGCCTGCCTAGACGTAATCGCGCCGATCAGGTCTCCGATCGTCCTCACTTCTTCTTGCTCGCCTGCGACAGCCCTCCTTGCGCCGGCTTGCCATTGCCGGACTCACCCTTCGCTTGCATCGACTGGCCGTCGACCTTGGCGCCCATCGCCATGCGCTTGTGCTGGGGCACAAGAACGCTCTTCTGCTCTTGATCACTGGTAGCCACTTGGTGCTCCTTTCATCGAGTAGTCAATGACGGTCTTGTCCTGGTCATGCCTCAACCGGGCCGCATCCCGCATCAAACGGGCCGTCTCGATGCGCTCCTTCGTTTCCTGGTCACCCTGAGCGATGGCCAGCTTCAACTGCAGTTCCTCAATGGCGAGGTCCTTGTCGTCCATCTGCTTCTGGGCCGCCAGTTGCAGCTTGGCCTGATTGTCAGCCGCTTTCAGTTGCATCTCGGCCTGATCACGCGCCTGCCTGCGCTGCGTCTCAGCCATGCTCGTCTGCAGCAGCACCTGACCGTCCGGCGTCAACTCAGGCTTCGGCTTGAACTGCTCCAGCGTCTTGACCATCTGCTGGATCACCGGCATCGTCTTGGCAAGCGTCTCCTCAGCGTCCAGCGCCACATGACCGGCCGCCGCACCGTACAGCTTGTCGATCTCGGCCGGATCCTCTGCCTCGGCATAGTCATCAGCCTTGCGACCCAGCGACCGCGTCACATACCCGTTCATGCGGCCCAGATACCACAGCGCGAAGTGCTGCTTGATGTGCTCCATCATCTTCGGCAGCACGTTGGGCGCGATCATCGGGTTGCCACCGAACACCGGGTCCGAGGCGTACTTCAGATGCGTCACGATGTGCGAGAAGTGGTCCTGCTCCAGGTACGCGAACGCCGACTGACCGATCGTCATCGCCACGTTCTCGTTGGCCGCGTCCAGCTTCTCAGGCGCAGGCGTGTCCGTCATCAGTTCGTTGACGCCCGGCACCTTGATCTGCTTCAGGAAGCGCATGACCACCGCCCGGCGGTTGAACAGGTCCGGATGCTTCTCCATCATGGCCATGACCGACTGGGTCTGGGCCATCCGCTGCGTCTCGCTGAAGATGTGCGGGTCCGACACCGGGATCACGTCCGTCACCCGGGCAAAGTCCTCCCGGCGAACCTCCAGGTCTTCGACCACCTCGCCGCGGCGCATGTCGTCCAAGTACCACCGGTTGATCCGGCTCAGCACCTTGAGCACGCGAGACTGCGATTCGTGCAGCCGAGCATGGATCGCCGAGAACACCGCCGCGCCCTGCTCGATCAGAGCCTGGGTGGTGCCCACCGGCGTGTTCGCATTGACGTCGGCGATCTTCTCCTCGGCCGTCGTCACCACCCCCTTGGCCGCACCGGTGAGCCAGCCCAGCAACTGGAACAGCACCGGGCTCGGCGGGTTGAACGGCATCGGCATCGCCAGCTTGCGGACGTCGTCAACCCCAGGCGCGGCCTCAATTTCGGCCACCTGGGTCACTTCGACCTGCTGGGACTGACCCGAAACCTTCGCCCCCTTGAGCTTCAGGAGCGTCGCAGCGTTGTTGATGTGCGCAGAGTCCAGCAAGGCCCTCAGAGCGCCTGTAAGGGCCGCTGAGAGGCCTCCAATGAGGTGCGGCAGGCCCACGGCGTACGCGCCGCGCCACGGGATGAACTTGAACTCGACCACCCAGTCGAGTTTGGTCATCGTTTCGTCGCCTTCCTCCCAGTTTCGGTACAGCCCGATGACCTCAGACTCCAAGTCGTCGATCATCAGGACGTAGGGAGCCATCTCTCCCTTCGAAAACCTGTCGTTTTCGAGTTCCAGCCATGTGTAGATGTGGTAGACGCGACGAACACCGTCTTCGTTGTCGTTTTCCGACCGTCCTTCGATCTTGTCGTTGGCCTTTTGGGCCGCAGTCTGCTCCGGGTCCATCGTGGCACGGATAAAACTGCCATCTCGGTACAGTTTTGAGGCCACACGGCGCTCAAATTCATACCTTGAGAGGTCATGAACCTCCGTTGCGCGCGGCGCAGTGTAGAAATTCGACGCCGCAAAGGGCAAAAGCACGTTGTCGATCGGCAAAAACTCGGCACAAGGACGCTTTTTGTCCTCGTCGTACCAGAGTTTGAGGTATTGCGATCCACCAAGAGGCAATTGAGTGAACAATTGCTCCTGCTCGTCGCGGAATTCCTCGATTTGCTCGGTCAACTGCCAATTCATGAAGTCGCGCTTGCGCTCCGCGATGTCAGTTTTCTCCTGATTGACGTCACCGAGGATCTTCGTGCGCGTCGGCCCGTCAGCCGGGAACAGTTCGCGGATGGCGCGGGACGCAAAGTCGATGCACGCCTCGGCCATCACCGGGTGTACGACCTTGCTGGCACCCGCAAACGAGGCGCCACCAGGGGCGTCGTTGCCCATCCCAGTGCGGCGGATGCCGTCCTCGTACTGCTTGTCCCGCTGCTTGCGGGCTTCGCGGTCCTTCTCCACCAGTTGGATGTACTTCAGGGCCATCGAGTTCAGGTCGATGGAGTCCAGCACGTCGCTGTCGGCGAGGTTCTGGTAGAAGTCCTCGTTGTCCATCGGCCCGTTGGTGTCCAGCGTCACCACCGCAGAGCCGTCAGGAAGCTCCTGGATGTCCGACTCGGACAGTTCAAGGTCCACCTCCACCCCAGGCGTCTCGCCATCGGCGTCGTCGGGCATGCCCTCCACGAAGCGGTTGAACTCTGGGTCGATCGGGAACTCAGTTGCCATGAGCCGTTCCTTCTGATATTCTGTAAGGTCCGATTACACCACGGGTGCTTGGACATGGACAAGTACGAAGAGGCCATTGCCTTCCTGAAGAAGGTCGAGCCCGGGAGCTACTTTGACGAGTGCGCATCCCTGATGGAAGAGCTCTTGGCGCAGCATCATGCAGCCAAGCCCAAGCGCCAGCGCCATACCGACGAAGAACTCGCCTGGATGAGGCGAGCCGGCGCAGGGGCCCGCTACTACGCGAAAGCCCGCGGGCTGTTGTAGTCACCGGCCTTCCTCGGCCATTGAACTGGCGCTGTAGCCCAGCGCGGCAAGCGCCGCAGCAGTGCTCATGCCCTTGCGGATCAACTCAACCGCCTTCGGCCAATCCGCCTCGCTGAAGAACCTGCGGGACTCTTGGATGTCGCGGCGCGTGCCGCCCAGCTTCGCGTCTCGCAGTGCCTTGTCTCGAATGATCTGGCGCACGAATTCAGACTCGCTGAGGTTCTGCGCGACGGCCGGGTTCAGTTCAGAGAACGCCTGGAGCAAGTCGCCGGTGGCCTCTCCACTGAACGGAACGGTCGACAGCGGGCCCTCCGCACTGCGCTTGCCAATGCCGGGCACATAGCCCATGGTGGTCAGAGACTTCTGCGGATCAGACGGGTAAATGGCCGTCAGTTCACCCTGCTTCTTCCTCAGAATCTTGGCCGCCTCTTTGGCGTCCATGGTCGGGTCATACGGGAAGACGACGACGCCGCGGTTGGTGGCGGACACGCCAAAGCCGGTTCCCTCCATGGCGGCGTTGAGTCTGGCCAACTGGTCGGACGTCGGGATGACGCCGGCAGACGGATCGCCCAGCTTGTCAGGGTTCAGGTTCCTGCTGTCCAAGAGGAGCGAGTTCTTGTTCTTGACGGCGCTCATGGTGTTCGGCAGGTTGTACGCCCCGGCCTCTTGCGCGTCCATGAACGCTCGGAACTGCTCCAGCGTGTCGGCAACCTTGCGAGACTCCGGGGCCATCAGCCCGCCTCCGCCGGTGGGGAAATCCATCAACGGCCTTGCAATGGTCATGGGGTTGGTTTCAACCTGCCCCAGCTTGTTGATGTACAGCCCCTCGGCCTGCCGGGAAGGAAGCTGACGATACCCCAGCGCCCCGTACAGCACGTCCCGGTTCCCGGCGCCGACTCCCGGCAGGTCGCTCAGTTCCATCTCCGGTGCCGGCCGGTCCCACCGTCCGACGTTGCCATAGGCGAGCTTCTCCTCCGGGGTCATGCTCAGCACCTGCGGCACATGCCCAAGCGACGCGCCAGGAACAGCCTCGTGCGTCGCCGAAGCCGCATGCTTGTACATGTAGTCGCGTGCCGTGTTGTTGGCTTCCACCAACGATCTCTTGATGCCTTCAAGCTCATCGCCGCCGAACCGTCCACTCTTCCCGCGGCTGTACAGATCCTGACCCTTGCCATAGACCCACGGGACCTCTTGGATGTGCGGGCCGGCCCAATCAGTACGGCCGCCGATGGCGCCCCTGTTGGCTCGATCCACCTGCAGCGCGGTCTCGGCGTCCATGAAGGGGTGCATGGTCTCGGACACGCCCGCCTTCCAAGGATTGCCGGCAGGGTCGGTATATCCCATGCCCTGCGCCCGCCGGAAGTCATTGACGCCGAACAGCCCCTCGTTGGGGATGCGCGGGTCGTTCTTGTTCATGTACTCGCCGATCTTGAACCCCATGTTCGCTGGTCGGTTCTGAGCGACGGCCTCGTCCAGGTTGCGCATTGGGGCGCCCCGGTACGCCATCGCCGGCTCACCGGCCGCTCGGCTGTTCAGGTGCTTGAGCGCGAACCCCAACTCTGACTCAGGGCTGACGCCAGCAGAGTAGACGCCATGCTGCTCCAGTGTGCGAGGCAACTGGTACGGTTCAGCGCTCTCGGCGATCCCTTGCTTGGCCCGGTCGTACCACGTCCCGAGCCGCTCCGGATCCGCAAGTCGAACAGCCTCCACCGCGTCCGCGAAGTCTTTGTCCATGGCCCTTCGCATGCCGCCAAGCGCCTGCGGGTTGGTCACCGTGCGAGGCGCACCAACGTAGCCCTGCGGGGTGGGCTTCAGGTGCTGCCCGGCCCTGGCCGCCTGCAGCACGGCTGCGTCGCCTTGCGTGTCAGCCATGACGCGGTACACGTCAGGCGCAACCTTGACGCGCCGGCCGGCAGGCTTGACGTCCCGCTGCGGGGCATCCGCCTGACTGATCTGCTCCACCTTCTTCGCCCGAGCGGCTTCCTGCTCCTGCTTCTGCCCGAACTTCTCAACCACGGCCCGCTCAGTCGGAGTTCTTGCGTCGATCGCCGCCTGCTTCGCCGCCCTCTCAGCCGCTTCCTTCGCCGCCTTCTCGGCAAGCCTTGCCTCAGCCCTGGCCGCCGCACGCGCGGTCAGCTTCCTCGCCGCCCCGCCGCCCGCCATTGGGGGCTCAAGCCGCTCCTCCAGCGCACGGATCTTCGGGTCCACCGCCGGCCGATCGGCTTGGTTCAGCCCGCTGATGTAGTCCTCCATCTCCTTGAGCATCTGACGTTGCGCAGGAGTGATCGACGGATGATCACGCAGCGTCTTGGCCGCCATCGCCGCACGCGGCGCCCCAGCGCCGACAAACGCCGCCCCAGCGCCACGCCCGGCCGGCACGCGCTCTGCCCCTTCTGCCATGCCACGCATGACCAAGCCAGGGATGTCCGACAGCCCCACAGGCGGCAGCGTTGCAGCCTCATCAGGACGGATAAGCGGGCCCCTGGGCGCCACATTCGCGCCCTGAGCGCCTCTGGCGGCCGGCATAGCCCCAGACGGGCCACGTCCCTTGTCAGCGTTCAGCAGGTCGCGCAGCGTCATCTTCTCGCCGAACCGGCGGCGGAAGTCAGCGAGCTCCTCAGCGCTCACCAGCGCCTTGCCGTTCACAATGGGACGGTCAATCATCGGGCCGTCCCAGGTCTTGCGAGCCCTCGGGGCAAGACCGCGGTCCAGCGCCGCAAGATTGCGGTTGCGGGCCTGGAGCGTCAACTCACGCTCCGCATCTCCGCCGCCCGCCATCAGCACAGCACCGCCAGCCTTCATCCGCGCGTCAGACATCCGCAGCGCCGTCATGAACGCTTGGTCAGGATCCATGCCCTGGCGCATCAGCTTGTCAGCAATGGTGTCGGCCGCAGTGGTGTAGCTCATGGTTTCTCCAATCAGGCCACCATCGGCCTTCTTCGTTGGCAGCTTCTCGTCATTGCGCTGCAGGATGGTCAGCTTGTCCTCTTCGCCCGGGAACACGACAAAGTTGCGCGTGCCCTCTCCAGCGCCTCTGGAGCCCTCGTCTAGGTACTTGATGCCCGGGATGCCAGCACGCCGCAACACTTGAGAATCTTCGATAGAAGACTTTGCGGGCAAATGCAACATGGCATTTTGCCCAGTAAATGAATCACGCAACATCAGTTCTGCAGCCTTTTCTTGCCCAACTTCTTGGGACACAAGCTGCTGAATGATTTTCTGTACTTGCTGAGACTGCTCTTTGACCGGCTTGTCCCAATCCAGCATGCGGTCGACCATTGGGTCGGGGAGGTCGACGGTGTAGAAGGAACCGCCCTGAACTTTCTCAATACGGCCCTTAAGGTTTTCTAATTTTGGTATGTATTCATTAAATCCCATTCGTTCCGCAGCTTTTATTGCCTCTTCCACATCCCCAACGTGCCAAGTCAAAAAATCATCAATTGTTCTGTTGCCAGTTGTGGATATTTTCTTTCCGCCAACCATAAAAGGTTGGCCGTCAATTTTGACGTCTGTAGCCAATTCTTTTCTATATTGTTTTGCGACATCAGGAGTTTCGGCCACATATATGCCATGCCCATACGCCTGAGCGCCCTCACCGCTGCCGATCTTCTCGGCGCGGAACCGGCCCAGCGGCAGCCCGGGCTCAGCAGGGAAGGTGTGCGGCGTCCCGTGGTACGTCGTGATCTCCGGCGTCATGCCAGACCGGCGCATGTACGCCTCGGCCATCTCCGCCGCCTTCGGGCCCAGGCTCTGCCCGGTGGCCTTCGCCGCCTTCCCAGCCTGCCGGGCACCAGCCGCAGCCGCACGCGCAACAGGCTTGGCAGTAGCACCGATCCCCAGCAGGTTCAGAGGGTCAGCCAGCAACTCCGCACCGGTGGCCAGCAGCGGAGAGCCCGTCGCCCTCAGCGTGACATCACCGGCAGCCTGGGCCGGCGCACCCAATGGCGACAGTGCCCCGGCAATGCCCCTCAGAGCCCGTACGCCGCCCTCTGTCTGCGGGTCAATGGTCAGGTAGTCCTGCACCCGATTGATCGTCTTGGCGGCCCCTTCAGGCCCCTGGAAAGGCAGCACCGCCGCACCAGCCAGCCCAGCAGGCACACTGCCAGCAATCGCCGACCCCAGGGTCTCCAGCGCCTCACCGCCGCCACGCTGCTCCGGACGCCGCCGGCCAGAGCTCGGCATCCTGAACGACGGCTGCGACGCCGCAGCCCTCTCCGTCGCCGTCGGACCACGATCGCGCACTCGCAGGCGGGCAAGCTCTCTCGCCATCGAGTCCGTCGGGGCATCAACCGACCCAGACAGCACCCGGCGCAGTTCGTCGTCCATCAAGTCCATCGTCACCCCTAATGCGGCTCGTGGTGAATCCACACCTCGTTGCCAGTCTCCGGGTCCACAAACTCCAGCCTCGGGAAACACCAGCACTGCGGCGTAGGCAGATGTTCCACCACCTCCACCTCCCTGTCCAGCATCTCGTGCCGCTCCAACACGGCCACCACCGGCGACTCACGCGGCATACGGATTCTCCCTCTTCGGCCGACCAGTGTCTGCGTAGTCGTCCTCGTCCCAATCATCCTGCGGCGGAGGATCAACCTCCAGCCACCCAGAATCGCGCAGGAATCGCAGCGCCTGCGTTAGCGTATCAACAAGGTCATCGTGCGTCGTCTGCGGGAATGCACACACCTGCGACACCAGCGGCTCCGCCCAGTCTCGCACATACCCAGGCCGCTGCGTCGACTCAGGAATCCACACCCGGCCCCGCGCAATGATGTGCGACACGATGTTCAGCCGCTGCACCTTGTCCGCCTTCCCGGGGTTGTACGCCCTCACCGGCAGATGCGCCCGCTGCAAGTCCTGGATCAGCGAGATGCCCGCAGACTTGTCTTCAATCAGGATCAGGTCGACCCGCTTGCGATCCCGGCCGTCCGTGCCCGACTCGAATACCGTCTCGTACTCGTCGACCACCTTCGGCCGCAGGTCAGGGTACTGCAGCCGGTCCTGCCAGCAGTCGATCAGCATCGCGCTCATCGGCCCGTCTTCCGGCTTGAACACGCCCCAGGTGCTCGACGCCGTCGGGTCGTTCTGGGTCTTCTCGGACGTCGCGCAGTCGTAGCTCTGCAGGATGTACTCGAACTTCGGGAAGGCCTTCGCCGCCGGCCACAGCTTGAAGCTGTCCCGCTTGACGATGCCGCCCTCCTCGGGGTCGATGATCTCGGCGTGAATCTCCTGGCGGCCGAGCGTCGTGCCCTCGTACTGCATGATCTGACGGCGGAAGTTATCGCTCAGGTTGCCCAGGTTGGCATACGTCGACGCCCGGGTGACCACGACGTCGTCGCCCTCCCGGCCCAGCAGTTCGATGATCAGGTCCTTGGGCTTCGGCGTCGTCGTGATGACCGTCCTGGTCTTGGCCCCCAGGCGCACGCCGAACTGGATCTGGTCCCACGACTCCTGCAGGTAGTCCCAGGCGGCGAGCTCGTCGCACCACGCCCCGTGAAACTGCGGGCCCCGGAAGCGCTCGGGCTCTGAGGCAGGGATGCCCTTGATCAGGCTGCCGTTGGTCAGCCGGAGCTCGTGCAGCGCCTTGTTGTAGTCAGCGATCAGCGGCGCCGGGATGACGGCCATCAGCCCCGAGTCGCCCTCGAAGCACGTCCCCCGCACGTCAGACGACGTCGGGGCGGCCACCAGCCAGCGCGTGCCCGGGTTCTCCCAGGCCCACCAGCCGATCTGCTCGGCGGCCGTCCGGGTCTTGCCGGCGCCCCGGCCTGCCAGCATCAGCCAGACCGACCACCAGTCCCCCGACGGCAGCACCTGATGAGCATGCGCCGTCTGCAGCCACCGCAACCGCCAGAGGTACGCCAGCCGCTTCTCCGGCGGCAGGGCCTTCAGCGCCGCCTGTACGTCTGGCGCCTCCAGCGACTCAGCGAGGTCCACCGCAGGCCTTCAGGAGGGCGCAGGGCGGCGTCCTGGACTCCGACCGTAGGGCACCCTCCCAGCGCTCGCGCTCGCGCCTCTGAGCCTCGTCTACGAGCCTGCGCGTGCGCCCGACGAACGACTCGGGGTCGCCTGACATCCTGGCCGTCGTCTCCCGGCTCCAGCCCATGAACTGGGCGATCTCGTCGTCGGTCACGCCGCGCACCTCCGGGCGTACTCCCAAACGCTGGCGGCCTGGATCGACTGCCGCGGCGCCTCATGCCGTGGCACCTCCAGCCCGGGCACGGAGCGGTACAGCCCGCCACGCAGCGTCAGGATGTTGAGGCGGACCATGTTGTCTAGGATCTGCGGCGTCGTGCCGGGCGCCGCCTCGATCAGTTCAGCCGCGGTCATCGGCTCGGCCGCCAGCTTCCAGGCCAGCCGATGGTTCGTGCTCAGGGATTGTCGTGATCGCATGCCAGTCGGCCGCATTGCTGCGGCGCATCATTGAGGTTTCCTATGGGCCGCCAGTCTCAGCCCGGGAATTTCGACACTCGGCGCCCGGCGTCATAGCCTGCGCTTATGAGCCGGCGGCCTGCCGCGTCAGTTGGGCGTGCTCAAGGATGGTCTTGAAGAGCTTCTCAGCGTTGACCTCAGCGTCGAGTTTCAGCGGCGCATCGGCGTCGCCAGCCACCTGGACTCGATCGCCGTAGCTCTTCGGCTTGAGCTTGGCCGCCACCCACTTGCGGGCGTCGACCCGGTTCTTCTGCCACTGCACCCAAGCGGAATCAACCCGGGCCACGCCCTTCTCGTCCTCGATCAGCCGCGGCGGCTCATCAGACAGCGCCGTGATCTCGGCCGCCAGCGTGTCCGCCTGATCCTCCCGAGCGCGCGCGTAAGCCTCCGAGAAAGACGGCTCGCGGTTCAGCCACTCATACACCGTGGAGACGGCGATGCCTTCTGCTTTGCAGATGGTGGACAGCGGTTCTCCGTTGGAGAGGCGGCTGCAGATCTTGGCTGCGATCTCTGGTCTGTAGGTGGTGGGGCGTCCCATGATGCTCTCTCCTTGTGGGTGAGGGTATCAGAACGCTTTGCCGCCGGGTTGCCTGCGGTTCTCGGGCTTGTGGTCTGCTCGCTGGGCGTTGTACTGGAGCTTCTCGGCGATTGCGCCTCCCAGGTCGAGGTTGAGTCCGCCGGCCATGTCGTAGATCCGGATTACGGCGTCGGCGAGCTCTACCTCCAACATCGGGCGATGGGGGAGCTTGTCGTCGTAGAGGCCCTTCCTGGCGCCTTCCATGGCCTCGCTGATCTCACTGTGGATCAGGCAGAGCATCTCTCCGATGTTGCGGCCGTGGGGGTAGCTGAACTCCGGCTTGTAGGTGTGCGCTTGGTTGTTGCCGGCGCCGTCCGTCCACCAGCCGCAGTCCCTGGCCAGACCGTGGCAGGTGCGCTGCAGGCAGTAGGAGGCGGCGCGGATCTCGATGTCGGTACTGTCCATGTCAGTCCTCGAAGAGGGTGTTCTGCTGTCGGCGATCGGCGACGTGCGACTCGATGACCTGCCTGATGGTCTTCTCCCAGGCGGGAGGGTAGACGGCGAAGCAGTGAGAGCCGCTGCCCGACGTCTTCGGCCGCAGGTCCTTGGGCGGCTGTGCGCCGACCCTGCGCTGGTACATCGTGGCCACCTCGGATCCGATGGACCACGACTCCCGCGGCGCGAGCTCAACGCTCATCGCGCGGGCCACCTGCGGGATGGTGATCCAGTCGGAGGGGCTCATGCCGCCAGGGTGACGACGTTGCCGGCGTTGTCGATGCTGACCTTCGGCTCGGGCTCGAAGAGATCCGGCTCGGCGACCGACGCCTCCACGCTGACGCCCTCACGCAGCAGCTTGATCAGGTCCTGCTGCGACGCCTTGCGCACGGCGTAGGTTGTGCGGGCGGCATACGCCAGCGCCTGGGTGCTCTGCGTTGCCTCGATCAGCCGGGTCGGGATGCCCTCGGCCTCGACGACGTAAACGATCCTCGCCATTTCCTCTTCTCCTCAGAAACCCGCTGGGTTATCTGACCATGCGGAACTGCATGGCCTAGATGCAGCGGACATTACGATTGTATCGGTTTTGACTGTGTTTTTGCACGGTCAGACTTACATTGTCTTTGGTCTGACAGCGCCTTCGCCATGGCCTTGACGGCCGCATGATCGTCCGGGTGGACATAGAGCTCCAGGCGTGTCAGACCAGCCTCGGCTCGACGCTGACGCATGGCGGCCACGCGCTGAGCTGTCTGCGACTGCCTGCGCAGGGTGGCGATGGCGGTATCAGGGTTCATGTGTGCTTCCTGTTGGCGGCGATGTGATCATCAAAAGCATCCCATGCCTCGTATTCCCACTGGCTGGCTCTGTTTTCCATCAAGGTGCAACGTATGTTCTCGCGGCAGTCGTCGAACGCATCTCCGACGAGCTTTTGATCCAGAGCAACTACGGCGCTGAATCGACCGAAGTCGATCGCTTCTTCTCGGTTCATCATGCCGCCACCTCGGTGCTGACACCGTAACGCTTGAAGAACGCACGGGCCTGCTCTTCGGTGATGACCTTGGCGGTGTACCCGTCAATCAGATCGCTGGCGCCGCGGGCGATGCCTTTGAACTGCTTGCCGCTGACCACCGGGCCGGTGATGCCGAAGAACTCACCGGACTTGCCAAGAACCCTCAGGAACGAATCGGCGGCGTAGGCGCCTTCACCGTTACAGGCGAAACAAAAGCCGCGTTGGGCGTAGATGCCGGTGCCGCTGCAGCGCGGGCACTTTTTGTAGAGGGTTGTCATGTTGCTGCTCCGGGTTGCGTGTTGCGATGGGTGAACTGTAGACCTGTTTCCGGTAACGCACAAGGGGGTCTTGAATGCCCCCTAGGTCTACTCAGGAATGGCGGATCTCGGCCAGGAACCGCGCCTCATCGTTGCCGGCCACAGAGTGGTCCAGCTTGGCCTCCAGCCAGGGCGCCGGGTAGCCGCGGCGGTCCAAGATGTCGAAGGTGAAGCACACCTGCGGACGGGCCCAGCCGTCGCTGGTGTCGGTGAACAGTTCGATCACCCCCACGAGGCAGGGGATGCCCGCCACCGTGGACTGGTGGAGGATTTCGTACTGTCGCTCGGCGCGGAGGAGTTGCTTGGTCATGATTCGCTTTCTTTCGCTGTCCTGCGTGATGCAGTAGTGCAAGTGTAGGTTACATCTTGAAGGGGCGCAAGCCCCCTCAGATCACTTGGCTTTCTTGGAGACCTTACCCGCCTTGGTCAGCGTCGCCTGATAGGCAACTGCCTCGGCCTTCTTGGCATCGAGATCAGCTTGCGACACAACGGACGTGACGTCGCTGATCAACCACTGCCCACAGGTCATTCCCCGCCCGGACTTGATGGATTTCAGGTCGATGTACACCATGCCGGGATTCAGCGCGTCTTCCCTGATAGCCTCAACGATGCACCACACATCGCGGCCACCGAGAACGACCCAGGTCTTGACGAACTCCCCAACCTTCAAGTCGGCGACCTTGCGCTGCAGCAACGACGTGAAGTGAGCGTTGGCGGCCTTGCCCCGCGCGGTGAACTGATGCCCAGTACCGCCGCAACCGTAGCAGCGATCGCCGTGCATCATGTTGAAGGAGAACTTGCCGCTGCCGGCGCACCGCGTGCAAGTCTGGGTCTCGAAGGGCTGGCTCATGATTCGCTCCTGGTTCGCTGTCCTGCGTGCTGCAGTGATGACAGTGTAACCCGAACTTAGATCATGATGCAATACCCGAAGAACCCGCTGGGTTTATTTTGTAGTCGTGGAACACCGCGCCCAGGGCCCTGTCGCCGACTTCACAGTGGCGCACCCAGCAGCGCTTTCCCGAGCGGGTCGTGCGCCAGTGCCCGCGGCGCTCATGCCACCTGGGGCTGGCGTGCGTGCCGCCCTGCGGGGCCGCCTTGGGCTGCGGCGGCTCGATGACGATCGTCTCCCAGTCGTAATGAGGCGCCTTGCCCTGGCGCACGCGTTTGGCGTGGTTCGGCCGCAGCGCAGGCTGATAGGCGGCCACGGGCCCGGTGTCCAGGCTGCGCAGGAACGCGGCGATCAGCGGCGCATACCCGGCCGCCCCGCTCGTCTTCGGGTCGAACGGCGTGCGGTCGTGGTGCCAGACGCGGACCTCGCCGTCCTGTACGACGTAGCCAAACGCCTTGCCGGAGCTCATGCCTCGGGGGCCGAGGAGCATCGGCACGCAGCCGGTGATCTGCTCGGTCTGAACCAGCAGGAGCACGAGCCGGTTGCTTTTCAGTTGGCAGGCAACGGCGACCTTCGGGAACGGCAATCGCCGAGACATCACTTCGGCGTCGACCTGCACCGGCTGGCCCGGGTCGGGCATTTCGAACCAGTGGTATTTGATGGCCTCCTCGGGCACGAGGCCGGCCATCTGGGCGATCAGGGGAGTCACCCGAGCACCTTCTCGGCAAAGTCCCTGGCCTGCTGCGCGTCGATGAAAACCCTACGACCGATCTCGGCGCCAGACTCCTCGTCGCGGAAGACGACTTCATAGACCGTCTGCTGCGTCGGGATGATGGTGACGGACAGACCGTCAACCGTGTTTTCCAACTTGATCATGATGCTTCCTTCAGAAACGCAGTGCCTCAACATGGGCGACCTCGGCCAAGACATACCGGAAGGTCGTTTCCCCGTCGACCCGGTCCCAGGTCTTGTGCGACCCGGCGGGCATGAACTCCGGGCGGTCGATCGACTGCAGGTCGGCGTCCAACGGGAAACTGGGGGCCAGCAAGCTAAGGCTGATGTTTTGCCCCGTCAGGGCCATCTTGAAGTTGGCAGTCAGCAGCATGGTGTTTTCCTGATTCGCTTTCCTGCGTGTTGCAGTGATGCTAGTGTAAGCCCAACTTTGACTTTGACACAAGCCCCTTCAATCTGGTCGGGATTAGAAGAGGGCGTCCTCGACGTCGCTGACGTCCGGCTTCAGCGGCCGGCTGTAGTCCAGGAGCACTGGCGGGAAGGGCCAGTTGGGTAGACTGGACTGCAGCGGCCTCGCAACAGCAGGGTCTGTCTCCCCCTTCTGAGGCCGCTTTGCCCGCCCGGGGGAATCTGGGCGGGCCTTTTTCACTGAACCACCACCAGCGAGCCCTGGCCGCGGGGTCGCTGGGCCCCGGTCCAGTTTGCGTAGATGCTGGTCGCCTTGCCGTCGGTCAGCAGCACCTCGATGTACTGGATCTGGCAGCGCCACTTGTAGCTGTTGGGCACGAAGCCCGAGCCGGCGTACACGCGGACCCGTTTCTTGGCGCCGGCCGCGGCGCGGAGCGCGACGCGAACCCTTGACCAGTCGCAAGCCCGCGACGTGCGGAGGGCCGGCTGCCCGGCCAGGGAGGCCCGGAGGGCCCGGAGTTGAGCGCGGAGATGCAGGAAGCTCATGTCTGTCTCCTCAATCACAGGGTGGAGACCTTGACCGAGTAGACGGCCTGGGTCTTCGTGTGCAGGGCGATCGCCTCGGCGGGGATCGCGTACTTGGCGGCGATGGCCTTCCAGTCCACGGTAGACCGGTTGCTCTCGACGTAGGTGGCGCGGAACAGTTGGCCGTCGAAGTGCTGCTGCCCGGACATGGAAGCCTCCTCTTTGAGGGACTTCTTGATCTCCTCAGCCCGCTTCTCCAGCGCGGCGATGTTGGCCAAGATGGCGCCCAGCGTGTCGATGTCGGCGGCGGCGGTGTTGATCGTGGTGTTCATTTCGCTGTCCTTCGCTGTAGTTGCTGCTCGATCGCAGTGACGCTAGTGTAAGCCCAACTTACACAATCATGCAATACCAGACTATGTCCTGGGGTCTTTGACCAGAGCCCGGACGTCGGCCAGCAGGTCCGCCTCAGTGAAACCATAGTAGGCCGGGAAGCCCTTCGTGCCCAGGCCATGCACGCTCGCCTTACCTCGGTGATGCGCGACACACAGCGGAACCACGTTCCAGTCGCTCGATCGGCGGGCCATCCCGACGCCGGCTCGCGGGTGATGGAGCTCAACCGGCCCGGGGTCGTGCGGCCCGTGGATCCGCCGGCAGACGACGCACCCGAGGTCCGCCACCTGCGACATGTACCGTCGGAGTTCGGTCTTCATAGGACGGCCTTGACTTCCTGCCGCGCAGACGCCTCCTGGCTGCGCCAGACGTCGATCCTGGCCTGCGCAGCTACCAGCCCCCACCGAAGCTCCTCCTCGATCGCCACAGCCTGCTGCAAGCCCTTCAAGAGCTCGACGTAGTCGTCGTGCGCATACGCCTCGCGCTCCTGAGCGGCGGCGGTGCGATTCCCGTAGACCTCGGCCTCCTTCATGAGGATGGCTTTTTTGCTCTTCCGGTACTCCTCCAGGAAGATCCTATCGGCTTTTGCCTGAGCGTACTTTTTGCCGTGGCGGAAAATGTACTCAATCGCATCGTTCGGATCCGTCGTCTTCTCCAGCCTCATCGTCATCCCCTCTGTCCTCTGCAAAAACGTCGTACGGCTCATTGAAGAGTCCGGCGCTCTTCGCCCACTGATACCGCACACGAAACACCCTGCGCTGATCAGGCCGAAACGCTGACCCCTCGCCGTCCTCATACGCCGCCCGCACGAGGCTGCTGCGCAGGTCGGACACCGAGATCTCCAGCAGTTCGGCGTACCAGTCCAGGGCCGGCGAGTCGCAGAACAGCCAGCGCAGCGCCTGGATCTGGTCCCTCAGCCGGTTGGCCTTGAACCGCGCCTCAGCCCGCGTCGGCGGCCGACAGCAGTCCTCAATCGCCACGCAGATGATGGCCTGGAGCAGGCGGCGGTCGGGCGCGAAGCCGTTGAAAGGGTGCCTCCCGTCGTCCGCTCTCCAGCCGTCCATCAGCGCTGCCTCCTCAGCCACTCGGCCAACAAGAGCGCCTCGGCCGCCCCGTGGTCCTTGACGCGCTTCAGCGGCGCCTCGGGCCACAGGTTGCGGGCGGCCAGCAGGGACGACGCCTTGTCCGCGGTCAGTCCCATCGTGCGCTTCCAGACCCTCGGCTCGGCCAGGGTGACCGGCCACGGCAATAGGTCAAGAAGGCCCTGTATAGCCCCTACAGCGCGTCCAAAGGCGAAAGTCGAGGCCACCCCCTGTCCTGGCATGCTGTGGACGCTCTCAAGGGCCGCAATGCAGTCTTCTCGGCCGACTGCCTGCAGCAGGTCCTCGCGCCAGCGTCGGACAGTGATCCGGCGATCGGCGTTCGGGATCGGCCCGCAGGCTCGGAAGCCGCCGTGGTGGTCGATCAGCCCCCAGGCGACAGACACGAGGCCAGGGTCAACTCCTAGGAAGAGCACGCCAGTCCCCCTTCGCCCCCCGGTTGCCCAGGGTCCACTGCTGCCGGACGTCGCGCTCCAGCATACTGCCCGGGTGCCGGCGCTGCCATTCCTGCAGCCACTGCATCGCGCAAGCGCGGTCGGCGATCCGCATCGAAATCAGCCATCTCACCAAGCACTGATGCCGATACTCGTCGGAATGCGTCCAGGGAATATTGGTGGTAGAGTCGCTCAAGGATGACATTGGACTCGACGTGGTAGTACGCGCACGACTCGCGCATCATGCACCAGCCGCCCATACATGCGACTGTCATCGCGCAGTCCTCAGCAGTTTGGCCAGCAGGTCCTCGGCCGCATACGCCCAGCGCCGGTACGTCCGGGCCGGCTCGCGCTTGCCGTTGCGGTGGACGCAGTCAGCCGGGTCCATGTCGTAGCCGTGCGGCTGCAGGCGGGCCCAGGCCTCAGCCATCCGCTGGGCATCATCGCCCGGCAGGCCGGAGCCGAAATACCGGCGGGCCCCGAGCACCTCGCCCGTCAGCGGCCCGTACTGGCGCAGCATCGAATCAGTGATGCCCGGCCACTGGAGCGGGTTGACGCCGTCGTGATGCCGGCAGAACCCGGGCGCCCCGCCACCGGCCGACATCGCCGCGGGGAACGGGCACCCATGCGCCCGGCAGCCGGTCAATTGAGGCGCGTCTTCCTGCTCGTGGATCTTCTTGAGAGTCGCTGCGTAGCCCATGTCATCACCCCTTGTTGTATCGGCCTTCGGCCACCTTGACGAAGTTGCTCGGCAGCATCAGCCACTCAAGGTCTGCCTGCCACTGCCTGTCGCTCTTCGCCCGGCCGGTCAGGAAGTCCGACCGGTTGACCGACTCGAAGAACTCTCGGAACCAACCGACGCCCCCGGCCCGGTCCCACTTCAGGTCAGCCCAGACCTCGCGCCACCGGCTGCGCATCAGCGCCTGCCGCTTTGGGCTCAGCACCATGACCCTGGCGAGAGTCGGGCAGCACTCGTGATAGAGCTCAACGATCTCAGCGTGCGGGCAGTCAGGTGCCGCAGGCGCTCTTTGGATCGCATGCTCCAAAGTTTTTGGCACATCCTGCAGCCGATTTGGTGCTCCAGGCTTGCCCTGGCGCACAAGCTCCGAAGGAGCTATGTCTTCTGGTTCTTGGTTGTTGGTTCTTGGTTCTTGGTTAGCATTGCCTTCGGACTGCGTTCGCAATGCGTTCGCATCAGCAGAGTCCTTCTTCGATGCCCTCCCCATGCCCTCCCCACTGGGGGGGCTATTCGACCACCGGGCCTGGGCGCTCTGCCGCGCCTTCTCGCTCTTGGAGGCGTACCGCTCCATCTCGCGCTGAACCCTAGGGTTTACCCACCCTTTGTCCGTGCGAACGAAGAAGAAACGCAGTACGGTCGCAATGCAGTCGCTATGCGAACGCATGCGGATGAGCCACGCGACCTCGTCTTGGTCAAGCGGCAGGGGTTGCTCGTGCAGGTAGCACCAGTCCAGCATCCTGCGGTACGCGAGATCTTCCATCTCGCTGAGGTGCTGGGTGTGGGACTGATAGTCCCCGACGTGCCATTGGTAGTAGTGCATGTCCATCCTCTTCCCCCCTCAGAGGAGAGCACCGGCAGGCGGAGGAGGAACGCTTTTCGGGCGGGTAGCTACTCCCCCCCTAGCCGGGTCTCGCAACATCATACCCGCCGAGGTCGACCTCCGCGAGCACCATTGATGGCCGCCACCTTCCTGCGGCGTTGCAGGCGTTCCACCTCGGCCTGCAGTTCGTGCTGGGTGTACCCGGCGTCGGTCACGTCGAAGAACCTCTCCAGCACGGGTGAGATGCAGTCCCAGTCCAGCCGGATCAGGTCTTGGAGGAGCTTGCGGTCGCGCGGCAGCGGGCCCTCGCGCTCGAAATACGCGTCGATCATGCGGCGCAGCGCCAGATCCTCAGCGTCCGGCATGGAGGCCATCACGGGCCCCCAGGCGTCGAGGTTGAAGAGGTAGTTCACGACGCGCTGCCGAACAGGTCCGGCCGCAAGTCCTCCTTGCGAACGGCGCCGTTGGTCATCTGGCTGATGGCCACAGCAAGGTACGGGGAGCAGGTCTCCCGTCCGCTGATGATGCCCGACATCCAGGTGCGAGTGATGCCCAGCCTACGGGCCATGATGGCCTTGGAGCCGTGCGGTTGGGAGTCAAACCATTCTTTGAGAGTCATGTCGGCCTCGTTGTGTGAGTGCATCATACACGATGACTTTGTTTTTTGATCTGGTGTTGCAATCTGCGCTTACATCATGCTACAGTGCAATCTCATCAACAGCGAAGGGCGGACATGCTCACATCACAGGATCCATACAAACGCTACACAAACGCGGTGTCAACCGACGTGGCCAGCACGATCACTCGGGAATGGGAACGGCTGGGCCAGAACCCGCCGGACCTTGACACAGGCGTTCACCGCAATCGTCTTCGAGCGCGCGGGTTCGACAGCGCGATGGAGGCACGCGACGCAGAGATGCGCCGCATTCTTGACCGCGTCGAACGAGGCGCGGCACAACCCGGCGACATGCTCGCCATCCGAAGCTACATGGGACTTTGATATGGGACTGACAGCACGACAAACAGGAGGCGGCGGAGACTTCAAGCCCGTCCCCCCGGGCATGCACCTCGCACGGTGCTACCGCATCATTGACCTCGGTTCGCAGAAAAGCGAATGGAAAGGCCAGCAGAAGATCTCCCCGAAGGTCATGCTCCAGTGGGAAGTCCACAGCGAAGATGACGCCGGCAAGCCGCTTGTCACCGACAAGAACGAGCCGCTGACGATCAGCAAGAACTACACCGTCAGCCTGGGCGAGAACGCCCGCTTGCGCATTGACCTCAAGTCTTGGCGCGGCAGGGATTTCACGCAAGAAGAGCTCAACGGATTCCACCTGCGCAACGTGCTCGGCGCGTGGTGCATGCTGACCGTCATGAAGACCGCCGGCCAGGACGGCAAGGAGTACTCCAACGTCACGGCCGTCAGCCCGGTGCCGGCCAACGTGCGCCGCATGGGGCTGCCCGAGGGCCACAACAAGACGGCCTTCTTCGATCTCGACAACCCCGACATGGCGCTGTTCGACAGCCTGGGCGATAGGCTCAAGGCCAAGATTCAGTCCGCCCCCGAATGGCCGAAGGGTTCTCCGGCCGAGCAGTACCAGCGCGAGCAGAACGCATCTGCGAAGTCGCTGGAGGAAATGGACGACGACATCCCGTTCTGAGGAGATAGATGATGGACTTTTCTCTCGCACTCGCCTTGCTCAAGCAAGGGCACTCGGTCAGCCGCGACGGCTGGAACGGCAAGGGCTTGTCGCTGCACTTGCAGCGCCCCGACGCCAACAGCAGGATGACGCTGCCGTACATCTACCTGGAATACCCGGCCGGCAGCGCCCGAGTGCCCTGGCTCGCCTCGCAGACCGACATGCTGTCTGACGACTGGACGGTCATCGCGCCCCAAGCCGCCGCGAAGGCCCCGCAAACGGCCCAGGAGACTCCGAAGCGCCGCGGACGACCCAAGGGTGCAGCCAGGGCGAAAACGCCCGTACAGCGCGATCCTGACGCCCCGTACGGCCGGAAGAAGGACGGCACGCCCAAGGCGCCCCCCGGCCGCAAGAAGGCGGAGCCGTCAGCACCGGCAGCACCGGCTGCCTGAGTCGGGACACTGGGGGCTTCGGCCCCCTTTTGCTGAGGAGTACAGCGAATGAACGAAGACGTTTGCAAGCCGTCAACGACGGGAGAGCACGAATGGAGGCCGTGGTTTTCGGGCGGCCACAAATGCATTTACTGCAGGCAGGAGTGGGTTCCGGTTGAGCCTTGCGTCGATCCCGACGAGATCGAGGCGCACAAGTACGTCGAGCCCGAGCCCGAGCCGCTGTGGCCCAAGGTGTTGGGCGCGGCAATTGCGGTCATCCTGATCGGGATGGTGTTCGGTCCTGTGGGGGTGATCAAGTGACGCCCCTTATCACTGAGTTTGTAAAAGTCACTAATGATGCTGAACGGTGGACTTGGTTTGATGTAGGAAACATTCCAGAACTTGTGGAGGCAAGGCTTGATGATGAATTATTTGCTATGCCATATCCGCGCACCGCGTTTTGCGGCGTTGATGTGGACGGAAGTAAGTTTTGCGTGGCGCTGATTACTGGTGACAACCATGTAAGCGTAGCCGGCAGGTATGACACCGGCAAATTTCCCGCAATCATTAAGCCGTTCTCTTACATAAACACCGACGAAGGGATACGCATCTACGGAAGAGAAGGCATGGAGCCTCCTTCTCGGGCGCATTACCTGCCAGTCATCGCGCTCGTCAGTCGTTTTGTACAAAGCCTAAACGCTGTGACGCAGACGGCATATTTTCCGACGCCCAAAAAGTCCCTTCTGAATGCCGCTCGGGCCGCCAAGGGAAAGCCATTGGCGTTGTTTGATTGGCACACCGTTGAGATTGCGCCCAAAAAACCCAAGGGCGAGCCGCAAGGCGGCACCCACGCATCACCAAGATTGCACGACAGGCGCGGTCATTGGCGCATCTGTAAAGGCGGCAAAAAGGCTTGGGTCAAAGCCTGCAAAGTTGGTAATGCCAGCAAGGGCGTTGTGTTCAAGGACTACGAGGTGAAAGCATGACTGACCTAAGACAAGCCGCCCAGCAGGCGCTGGAGGCGTTGGAGTGGGCATCCGACCTCAACTCAGTGGCGCAGAACCACACCCCACTGAATGAGGCCATCACCGCCCTCCGCGCCGCAATCGCAAAAGCAGAAGGAGCGAATACATGACCACATGGCACAAAGGCCCGCCGCCTTCTGTCGGCTGGTGGCCGGCGAGTACACGCCGTAATCCAGATGTCCTGCGTTGGTGGAATGGCCGAGCGTGGAGCCGTCCGGCGCACATAGGGATGACAGCCGAGGAAGCGGCAGGGTCTGCATATGTCGAAAGTTTTTGGGACGACATTGAATGGACCGACAGGCCCGCATCGTGGCCGGAGAGGAGCAGGACATGACCCAAGAAGACATCATCCGCATGGCGAGAGAGGCCGGGCTGTACGAGGACGGCAAGTTCTTTGTGCTTGAACATGGTGAACTTACGCACTTCGCCGCCCTCGTCGCCGCACACACACTCTCCAACATTGACCCATCCAAGTTCATGTCGCATCGGGAAGGGTTTGAGGCCGGTGCCGCAGCAGAACGCGCCGCCTGCGCCGACATCTGCGACCAACACGCAAGCATCGAAGGGATTGCGCAGCGGTGTGCTGCTGAAATCAGAGCGAGGGGGAACAAATGAGACGCCGCATCCGCAGGATCAAAGACCACCTGTATCCCTGGTACATCTACGCCGCAAGACAGCGCAGGGCGTGGGGAACTGTGCGGGCCAACATGAAGCGCATGAGTGACGCGATGAGAGAAGCATACGCCAAGGCGCGGGCAGAAGGAGAGGCGAAATGACCACCATCCACTATTGGTGCCCGCTGCATCGGGCGTATGTGCAACGGACAGTGCCAACGGAGTTGGCGTTCAAACTGGCGGGGTTGGCATGAACTACCTCCCCAATGACACAGCCCGGTGCGCCGGGGCACACAAGCCCGAGTGCGAGGACTGCCTGCGCAACATTAAGGTCAGCCCGCTGCATCCTGCAGCCATCCGCTCGGTCTGGATCGGCCCGTGGGTGCTGGAGACGTCTTGCGTATCAAGGATGACAGATGCCGCGCAGCAGTCGTCCTCGTAAAGCCTACCGCCCCCGGGGAGTGAACCCCCAGGCTAATGTGGTGGCGCTGACAGGCGCGACCCTGCTGTCGCTCGACGACCGAACGGTGTGGGCGCTGGAGCTCGACGATGCGATCACGTCTGTCGGCCGCGGGCAAGCCACGCTGGAGCAGTGGGACGCCATCTTCGCCGCCGCTGCCCTGGCCGAGCAACTCGTGATCGACCGGCTGGCAAAAGACAGCCAGGGCGTCATCAAGGCAGCGCATCAGGCGTGCGTCGACATCCTCACTCGCACCGGCACTCGGGCCGTCCGTGCCGGCGAACTTGCCGCCCTGCGCGACCTGCAGGCAAGCTGGGTAGACCTGCTGGCCAACCTCACCCACAGTCAGAAATTCCAAGCCGAGGAGCGCATAGACATGCGCAAGAAGCTACCAACCAACCTCAAGGTGCCCCAACCATGTCCCTGATCGCCTCTCACGCCGCAGAGTCCGGCCACTGGTACGCCCGCAACGGCGATCCGACCTACAAGATACTCGGGGCCAACGGCAAGCTCCGCCCAACGACGCTCAGAGACGCTCGGAAGCACAACCTTGTACCCTCGGTCACGACGATCATCAACGTCGCAGCCAAGCCCGGTCTAGACCGCTGGAAACAGGAGCAGGTGCTGCTGGCTGCCCTGACGCTCCCCAAGGTCGACGCCGAGTCCGACGACGAGTACATCTCCCGCATCCTGGACGACTCCAAGGACGCCGCCCGATCCGCCGCGGACGCCGGCACCGACATCCACGCGTCGATCGAGGCGTTCTACCGAGGCGAGCCCCGAGACAGGCACCAAGAGCACGTCCAGGGCTTCCACAAGGCGCTGGAAGGGCTCTTCGGCATGCAGCCCTGGGCGGCCGAGCGATCGTTCGCCCACGAGGCTGGATTCGGCGGGAAACTGGACCTGCACGCCCCCGGCTTCGTGGTCGACGTCAAGACCAAGGAGTTCACCGATCCGTCCAGGGTCGACGGGTACGACGAGCACCTGATGCAGCTTGCCGCCTACCGGGTCGGCATGGGCATGCCAGAGGCGAGATGCGCCAACGCGTTCGTCTCTCGATCAGTTCCCGGCCTGTGCGTCTTCAAGGAGTGGACGCAGGAGGAACTCCAAGTAGGCTGGAAGATGTTCCACTCACTCCTGACTTTCTGGCAACTGAAGAACAACCACCAATGAAAACCGTATCCGCATTCGAGACCACCGACGGTCAGCTTTTCAACTCGGAACGTGCAGCGAGGCTGCATCAGACGTTTCTGAATGAGCAGTCGTCCATTGAGGAATTCTTCAACGACAAGGATTTCCCGTACAAGTCGGTTCCTACGCGAGCCATCGCACGAAACGCCATCACGATGTGGGAACTCTGGAGGGCGAAGAAGTGATCGACGAAACCCTGGTCAAGAACGTCTTCTTCTACGTCAACGACAAAGACCCGAAGGGGGTCTATGCCGACGACGTGAACCTGCTCGACTTCGCTCAGAAGCTCGACGCCGTGCTGAGCATTGAGCACCGGAAGAAGGAGCACGCCCGGTGCGTGGCGATCATCCGCCAGCACGATGTGCCGCTGGCGGATCTTCTGGAGAAGTCGGTCTAGGGCCTCGACGCGAACCGCCTGTCGCCCGTGCGGTAGAACGTCACCGGGCGGCTGGCCCTCTCCTCTTCCTCTGGCGTCAGCGGCCGGGTGTCAGCCGGGAACCGCCGGGCATTCTCAGCCATGCGCTCGCGGAACGCCTGGGCCAGAGGAGCGCCTACGGCCACCGGCAGAGCGGCCGGGGTGAAGGCGCTCGCCACCGCAGCGGTGCCGCCCAGGCCCCTGAGAGCCGCCTCCAGGTAGTCGGGCTGTTCGCGCTGCATGGCCTGCTTCGCGCTGATGAGCTCACCGGCACCCTGAGCCATGGCCAAGGGAGGCGCAACGTACCGCATCGCCCGGCCTGCCATGTTCAGCCCGGTGTCCGCCATGCGCTTGAAGGTCTGCGTGACCTGCTCCAAGGCTCCGGCCGGAGGCGGGGTTGTGGGAACCGGGGCGCGAGGTGGCAAAGCCTGCAGCCCGCCGGCAGTCGAGACGTAGCTCGCTCGGGGGCCGCCTCCGACCCCCTGCTCCGGGGTCATAAGGCCACCAAACATGGGATTCTCAACGAACCCGCCGCCCAACTGAGCAACCCGCCCGCGGCCCTCTTGGGCCTTGTTGATCAGATCCCAGACGCCGCCCTCTTGCTTCGTCATGCCCGTAGCCTGAGCCGCCTCGATTGGCGTCAGCCCGAAAGCCCGGCCGGTGTTGACCACGCCCTGTCCAGGCCCGACCGCCCGAGGGAACGCCTGCGGCGCCCCAGGCTGCGAAGCAAACGGCGGCGGCCGTGTACCGCCAGGAGTCAGCGGAGCACCCCCGGGCGGAGCCATGCCGGGAGCGCCCGGTCCTCCAGGAGCCCCAGGAAGGCCCGCAGGAGCCCCGCCAGGGGCCGCAGCCGCTGCCGCCTGAGCCATCCCCTGCCCGAACGCCTTGCCGGCTCCCTGCGCCCCTTTGGCGCCCAAGTCCACGCCAGCACGAGCACCAGCCAATCCAGTCCCGCCGGCCAGCCCCACAAGCTGCGCCATGCGGCGCTCTTGAGCGTTTGCCCCCTCTTCAACCTGTCGCTGGAGAGCCGCAAAGTCGACTCCGCCCGACTGAGAGGCAGACTGAGCCGGAACCTCTGCAGCAGGCTGTGCAGCAGGTTGCTCGGCCGGAGGGTTGAAGGCGCCGTAGGCCTTCAGCGACCGGAGATAGGTTTCGGTCTCCTTCGGGAGATCCCCGCCACGGTCGAAATCTGCCAGTCGGCCCGGCCCGGCGTTGTAGTAGATCACCGCCAGCCTGGGGTCACCGGTCTCGTTCAGCGCCTTCTTCAGGTAGCGCAGGCCGGCGTCAATGTTGGTTCCCGGGTCCTGCAGCTTGGTCGGGTCAACCCCGACGTCTTGAGCAGCGACCGGCCGCACCTGCATGATGCCCACCGCACCCCTCCGGTTCGCCGGGGTTGCCGGGTTCAGCCGGCTCTCTTGATAGGCGACAGCCACCGCCAACTCTGGCGGGATGCCCATCTCTCGGGCCTTTGACCTGATGACCTCGGCGTACTGCCGCTGCTCATCGGTCAACTCGGACATGAACGACAGGTCGGCCATGATCACCTTCCAAGCATTTGGTCAACGCGCTGACGCGCACCGGAGAATGGCGCCGCGCCAGATGGCACACTCCCAGCGGCCGGTCGTGCAGGAGCGGCGCCTGCCGGCCGAGGAACGGCAGCCTGACCACCGAACTGACGCGCCAAGTCTTCGTTGTACCTCTTGGTCATCTCTCGGTACTCAGGGGACCGCTCAAACTGCAGGTACGTCAACTTGGGGTCGGCGTCCTTCATGGCATAGAACTTGTCAGCCACGTTCATGTCATGCTGAGACCGGGCAGCCAGCAGTTGCGACTTCTTGATCAACACCTCGGCGCTGTTGCTGATGCTGCCGCCAAGTTGTCGAACAATCGCCCGCTCGCCTTCAGTGATCGCCCCCTGCTTGGCCAAGTACAGTTGCGTGAACGCAAGTTCGACTTCCGCCAATTCGCTTGCAATCAATGCAACTCGGTCAAGGTCTGCCTTCTGCACATTCGGCATGACCTGACGAAGCGCACCCTCAATATCGCCAAGGCCAACGGACGTGTTGCCGACTCGAATCGACTCCTTGAGAAGAGTTCCAATCGCACCCATCACATTGGCTTGATTCAAGATGCCAAGAGCCTGCGGACTCCGCGCGGCAAGATCGATGATGCGAGTGGCACTGCCGAAAGCGCGCTGCGCAGCCTGATTGCGCTGCTCAAGCGCGGCCTCCTTCTCTGCCGCCTTCTTGGCCATCTCAGCGGCGTAGGTCTTGGCCTCTTCCTGCTGAATCTCCGACTCTTGTTTCGACTTCGGAGGCTCGCCCGTCGGGCCGGCGAGGAACTCCTTCACCATATTGTTGTAGCCCTCACGGTCGCCAGACAGAAGAGCGGCGTCCAGCCGGAAAGCAACACCGGCCGGCATGGTGTACGTCGACTGACCGACCTTCCTCTCAACCTCAGAGACGTTGGGGTTGGGATAGAACATCCCCGTGGCTCGGTTCAGCGTGCCAACATCTCGGACCTCTTCGTTTTGCTTGCGCAGGTCTTCCCACGCTTTCATCGCGTCAGTGAGCGGCTTCCCGTCCAGCATCTGCCTGCGCAGGAACTGCTCCCGCGTCGGGAACTTGGGGGCTCCCGGTGAGACACGAATCCCCTGCGGCGCAGCGACGCCAGCAGCGGGCTGGCCGCCAGCCGGGACAGCGCCCGGGGCACCGTTGGGAGCAGCGCCTGCCGGGCCGCCCGGCGTAGGCATGGCCGCAGCCTCGGCGGGGGCGCCGATCTCCTGCATGAAGGCCCGCTCCCGCGCTCGCTGCCGCTCCAACTCCAGGCCCTTGCCGGCCAGCCCCAGGCGGGCCTCTGCGAGCTTCTGGTCCTGCTCGGCCTGCCGCTCCTGGGATTGACGCAAGCTGCCCGCGGCGTAGCCCAGGCTCTCGCCGAAGGATCCCGTCTTCGTCGGCGTCAGGAAGCCCTCGGCAAGCGCAAGAAGCTGCGGGTCGAACATGCGGTTCTTGCGCGAGTCAAGAGCCGCAAGCATCTTCTGCAAAGCGTCTTGGTACTCAGCGTTGGCCTTGGCCGTTCCCGGATCTTCCCCGGCGAGGTATGAAACAGATTGCGTCGCCATGGTAGTCCCCAATCAATCAAACCCGCCAATGTAGTCTTCGTCTGCCGTGTAATCAGTCTCATCAGTATTGCCGCCGCTTGAGCCAGTCGACCCGCCGCCGCCAACAATACTGGACCAGTCAATGCCACTTATCCAGTCGCCAATATCTCCAATCAAATTGGCTCCCGGAGAACCTTCCCTCATCGCGCCGAGCATTGACAAAATGCCCAAGACGTTGGAGAGATCAGACTGTGAATAGGCGCCGGCAAGCGGGCCGACGCGCTGCTCAGACTGAGTCATCGGCATCTGCAAGCCGCGCATCAGGCCCGAGGCGGCCGTCGCCATCTTCATCGGGTAGTCGAGCTTGGACTGCTCGTACGCCTGCTTCTCGGCGCCGGCCTTCGTCAGCGCACCAGCCTCCGTCAGGCCCATCGCCTGGGCCTTCTCGGCCATGCCAAGCTGCGTCTTCGCCGCTTCGTTCTGCAGCGTCAGTTCGTCCATGGCGGCCTTCAGCGCCTCGCTGTAGCCCTTGCTGAGCGCTCCGTACTGCTGACCCGTCAGGTTGGCCTGAACGTCCGCCAGAGACTGCCCCAGGGCACCGGCGTACCGCTGGCTGCCCAGGTTCCCAGAACCCACAAAGCCGGCCTTCAGCGACGGCAGGACGTTGCGCTGGATGTTCTGCTGCGACAGACGCGCCATCTCGTCGACGACGTTGGTCTGGTACGGGTTCATCAGCGCGGAGATCCGAGCCGCATCAAGACCCGCTGCCGGCTTGGCAACCGACGCTTCGGCGTCTTTCAAGTAGTCCTTGTACGCCCCGGCGCCCGACTCCACCATCCCGTACCCCTGCGTCTGCAGAGGGTCGTATTCGGCGATTCCAGTCGCCGCAGTGCTTTCCGTCGCCGTCTTGCCGGCGTTGGCAAGGCTCTTCAGGTAGTTGGTGTAGTAGTCTGGTGCCGTGTCCGCCTTCGTCGTAGTGACGGTGACGTCAGGCAACGGGCTGCCCTGTGTGATACCCATCATGCGCTCCTGCCCTTGCGGGACTTGATGTACTCCAGCGGCGCCTTTGCGGGCGGCGGCAAATCCTTGGGGCCCGCAGACCGATGATGCCGCCTGATGTTGTGCATCATCTCGTACAGTTTATCGGACCCCGCCTTCGTTGACCCGTTGCCCAGCGCCGCCACAACGTCCGCCGGGATCACAAATTCGCCGTCAGCCAGCATCGCCGGGATATCGTCAGACTGACCATCGCCGATGCCGGTGACAGCATCGCCCTGGCGATAGTCGACGCGATGCTTGCCAGAGTGCTCCAGCACGTTCAGCGCCCCGTGGGCGTTGTGGCCATACCGTGTGCCGCCCTGAGCCATGAATGGCACCATGCCGCCGGCTCGGAAGCCAAACAGCCCGGTGTACTCCTGCTCTGGCTGGTACACGTCCAGCGGGTTGGCGAGAGCCTGAGCGTTCCCGAAATACTGATCTGCGCCCACTTGTTGATCCTCTTCAAGCCTCGTTGATTGCTGCGGCTTATCCGGCAAGAAATCGCCAGTCGTCGCCTGCTTGAGAAACCCAGAAAGCGGCCCCTCAAACTTCTCCGGCCCTTTGCCTCCGACAATGAAAGGCGCCAAGAAGGTCGCCTTGTACGGATCGCTGACGCCGCCTGACGTGCCTTGAGGGATGAAGGATGACGCAAGGCCCATGAGCCTGTCGCGCCGGCTCTGATCATCCGCCGCCGCCTGCCGGGCGGCGTCACGAGCAGCGGCCTCTTCCGCCGACTGCTGAACGGCCCTGGCGACGGCCGCCTCGGTAGCGCTCTTTTGCTCTGCTGCCTGTTGCCGCGCCGCCTCAGCCGCTGCAGCGTCGGCCGCCTCTTGTGCCCTTCTGAACTCTTCAATCTGAGACTCAACGTCCAAACCCAAGGCACCGATGGAGGACCGCGTCTCCTCAGCCAGACTGGAAACCGAGCCAGACACTTCCGCGATGGCCTGATCGGTTGCGTCTCGCCAGTCCAAGCCCTGCTGCATCAGTTGGTTGATCCGGTCGCCCAGGCGCTCTTCCACCGAACCAATCGCCGTTTGCGTCCGCTCGGACTCCTGCTGCTGCTGCTCAGCCAGCGTCTCAATGCCGCCCGTGACTTCCTTCAGCGCTTGGTTGGTCGCTGTCTGGAAGTCGACACCTTGATCGACGAGATCCTCAATCCTGCTGTTGAGGCGCTCTTCCACGCCGCCGATCTGGCCGGTCAGGCTTGACTGCACCTCGCCAAGCTGGCCCGCAAACTGACTCCGCAGGCCTTGCTCCGTAGCGCCAAGCTGGGAGAGCAGTTGGTCAGTGGTAGTGCCGAGTCTGTTGGCCAGCGTGTCAAGCCCAGCCTGCAGTGCAGCATCCCCTTGGAGACCGGCGCGGCGGGCGCTGTCAATCGAAGCCTGAAGGTCCTGGCCCAACTGACCAACCTGAGTCTGCACCTCTCCAATCTGCGCACCAAACTGGGACCGAAGCGCCGACTCGGTAGTCCCAAGCTGTGACAGCAACTGATCGGTCGTCGTACCGAGCCTATTGGCGAGCGTGTCCAAGCCCGCCTGAAGTGCGGCATCGCCTTGCAGCCCGGCGGCACGAGCAGATTCAATTGCGCTGCTCAGATCGGCGCCAAGCTCTGTCACTTGCGTCTGCACGCCGCCCAACTGCGAGGCGAAGTCAGCGCGCAAGCCCTGCTCTGTCATGCCAAGTCGAGACAGCAGTTCATCCTTGGTCGTGCCCAAGTCGCCGGCCAAGGAAGTCAGGCCGGCCTGAAGCGCAGCATCGCCTTGAAGGCCGGCAGCACGCGCCGCTTCAATGGCACTGCCGAGTTCAGATCCAAGCTGCGTGACCTGGGACTGCACGCCGCCCAGTTGCGATGCGAAGTCCGAACGCAGCGCCTGCTCTGTCGTGCCAAGCTGGCTTAAGAGCTCAGACCGAGTCGTGCCCAGGCTGCCCGCCAGCGTGTCAAGACCGGCCTGCAGCGCAGCATCACCCTGCAACCCGCTGCGGCGAGCACTGTCAATCGCATCCTGGAGGTCTTGACCCAGTTGACCGACTTGCGTCCGCACCTCGCCAATCTGAGACCCGAACTGAGAGCGCAGCGCCGCCTCGGTTGTCCCAAGCTGAGACAACAGGTTGGCCTGAGTTGTCCCCAGATCGGCCGCCAGACTGTCCAACCCGGCCCGCAGCGCCTCATCGCCCTGCAAGCCAACCGAGTACGCAGCGTTGATCTTGTCCAACAGCAGGGTCTGGACGTTGCTGATCTGCGAACTCACCCCGCCCAGTTGCGATGCAAGCTCAGACCGAAGCGTCTCTTCAGACGCGCCCAGCCGAGAGAGAAGCTCAGAGCGAGTTGTCCCCAAGTTGCCAGCAAGGGTCTCCAGCCCCTCACGCAAGGCGGCGTCGCCTTGCAGGCCGCTGGCGATCGCGTCCGAAATGGCAAACTGCAGATCCTGATTCAGGTTCTGCACCTGCGCCTGCAGGTTCCCGCCAAGTTGAGCCACATCTTGGCTCGTGGCGTAGCCCGTCAGGCCAGAACGAACCGCGTCGTCAACATCTGAGGGCGTCGCGTACACAGGCAACTGCTGCAGTGCCTGCTCTACCTGCTGAGCAACATCCGAGGCGGTCAGCCCAGGGTTCTGCTCCATGTAGTCGCTGATCGCCCTTGACACGTCATCCTGGTTGATCCCCTCGGGGAACTGGATGTTGCGAATTGCATCAGCGACGTCCGACTTGGTGGCAACGTCGGTCATGGCGCGGTTCACAGCCGAGTCAATGTCCGCGGTCGTCGGACCCTGTGGCAACCGGCTGATGGCGTCATCAACCACCTGAGCGACGTCCTGCGTCGTCAGCCCGGCAGGCATGTTCTGGATTGCGCCGTTGACGATCTGCTGCACCTGCTGCTCAGTCAGCGAAGGATTGGCCTGGAGCGCGTCAGAGACGATCTGGCGTACCTCATCAGGGCCTACCCCTGTCGATGGCTGGACAGGCGGCTGTACGGCCTCCTGGGCCTGTTCCTGGGTCGCTGTGGTTGGCGGCAGGACGGCGGACTCCTCTTGAACCTGCACGGGCTGATCCACCACAGGCGACGGCGGGATCACAACCGGCTCTTGCACGGGCTCTTGAACGGTCTCTGCAACAGGCGGCTGGACAATTTCAGTAGCGGCCGGCTGCCCCTGCTGCTCAAACTCCTGCTGCAGCCGAAACTGTTCGTACTCGGCAGCCTCCGCGTCTTTGCGGGCCTGCTCCTGATCCTGCTCTGCGCGGGTCTCCTCTTGCCGATCCAGTGCAAGCTGACCCAGGTCTTGGTCGATCTGGTCAAACACAGATTGGCCAGAATCGGCCGCCGTGTCAACGTCAGTAGACGGCAGCGTCACCGGCGGATTGACTTGATAGAGCTCCTCCTCCATCAGGTCTTGCTCTGCCTGCTTCAGCAATTCGTCGGACTGCTCTTGCGTAAGACTGCCAGTAGCCGGCCCCTCGTCAGCCACCTCGGAGACCATATACCGGCCGCTGTCCCCAGACCCTTCGCCGCCTTGGAACAAGCCCTGGACGTAGGGGCTCGCCAGGAAATCCTTGACGCCTGCGGAAGTAGAAGAGGTTTCGCCTGTTCTTGACCCGAACACGGTATCGACAGAGCCGAGCACCGAGCCATCAGACGTGAACCGGTGCGTGACCCCACGGTCGCGGTCTTCCACCTCCAGCACGCCGCCAGAACCGACCTTGAAGCCCGCCACGCCGTTCTCAGCCTGATTGCGGATGTAGTCGGCAACCTGCGTCTTCTGCTCTGCCCTGTTGGGCGCCGAGAAGTCCATTGCGTCCATCGGGCCGGCCAAGAGCGTGCCGCCGCCGCTCGACGTGCCAATGGTGTCCCCAAGCTCTGCCACCACGTCCGTCGTGCGCAACGGGTCGTCATACGAAGCGCCAACCCGCGAACCCGTCTGGCTCGTGCCGGACGTCTTGCCCAGGCTGGTCGCTGCGTTGAACAACGTCGACGGAGACAGCGACCCGGTCGTCGCAAGCTCCAGCGCTCCCTGCATGATTGCAGGCGGAACGCTCGTCGCGCCAGGAATTGCGCCAACCGCAGACCCAGCCAAACTACCAAGAGCAGCAGCAGCAGGGTCACCCTTGCCGCTGATGGCGGACGTGGCCGCGCTCGTGATCGCCTTCTCGGCCACAGACTCCAAAGCGCCCAGCGACTTTGGGACGATGTCGCCGACAACGCCCGGCACATACGGAGTCACAAGCCCCGTAACGCCAGATCTCAGGATGTCGCCAAAGTCAGCGCCGCCAGCCGCCGTCAACCCAGCGTTCACAATCGCAGATCCAATCGCCTGCTGGCCAAGAGTGCTTGTGACGCCAAGCGCCCCACCAAGCGCCCCACCAATCTGAGCGCCCAGCGGGCCAGCCAGCAAGGCAATGTAAGGCACCGCCGCCCTCAAGCCCTCACCAAGATCAGACCCGGCAATCTTGATGTCTTCAACGCCTTCTGGAGTCACAAGGCCCCAGTATTGATTGAATGTTCTCCGATCTGGATGCTTGATACGAAGATCGTACCCCGCGTCCCTAAGCCCATCAATTGCACGAATGGCTTCCGGGGAAAATTTCAACTCATACCTTGGGTCCAGCCCACCGTACTCGTTCATCGTCTCGCCGACCAAGCGGGCTTTATAGATGCCGCTCCTGTCGTTGGTCATTGAGGCCGTGATCGGATCAATCTCGCCGCCCTTAAAACCGGCCGCCTTCAGGACCATATCCCAAGGGCCGCTGTACTCGCCCACTTCGCCGCCAAGGCGGGGGTCGTCCCAGGACCAGTATTCGTTTGGAATTGAACGGGTCGATGTGGGCTGGCTTTCTACTGCGGCCGGCATGGCGGGCGCCATGGCCATCATTTCATCAAGAGCTTCTGGACTAAAGGTGATTGCCATTATCAATTCCAGACTTTGCGCATTCAGCGCTCACCGCATCACGTTCACAGCGTTGACCAGCGCCGCAGCCCAGTCATCCCACCGCTCAAAGTTCGACGTTCCGGGGATGCCCTCATTGGTGAAGACGTCGATCGCCTTCAGGCCCTCGCCCCACTTCTTCCAGTCCGTCTGGGCAGTGGGGATCTCCAACTGCTGAGCAGCGTACAACTCAACCATCAGCGACGCCCAGGACTCAAACGTGTGGAACCTGGGGTCGTAGATGATCATCAGTAGCCCCGCACGTCGCCCATGTCAGCGTTGACGATGATCTTACCGAACTGGTAGTCCCCGCCGGCCACATTGCTGCGGAATTTCAGACGAAGCTCTCGCCGCTGCTCGCGCATGTCGATCTTGTTCGTGTCCTGGTCGAAGACGTACGGCGCCGAGGTGTCGTCCTCAGACTGCGCGTACGGACGCCCGGTGACGTAGAGCTCCATCTCGCCAGACATGATGAAGTCCGGCTCCACCCGCTCCAGCCTCAGCCACCGGTTGGGCCCCTCCGGCGCCGCTTGAGACGGGCCGCCAGAGACCCACCCCAGGTCGTTCGTCTCAACGTAGCTCTCAATGGCCAGCACCTGAGTGCCGTCGATCGCATCCCGCCCGATCTCGTGCTGGTAGAGCTTACACAACCCAGGCACCGTACTGAACTCCATGGTGAAAAAGAAAGACGTAGACAAAGCATTCGCCGACAACTCAATCAGTTGAGCGTACAGCGCCGTCACCGGCACCGAGAACCCGGAGCCCGTTCCACCAAGGTCAACATTGCTGGCGCTGAGCACATCACCTACGACGTACCCAGAGCCATACGCCGTGATGACCACAGCCGTCACAGCACCCCCAGAAACGGTCACAGTGGCCTCTGCAGTGAACCCAGACCCTCCAGTAAGGGGTACGCCAGGGTAAGTCCCATTCACATAGCCTGAGCCGCCTGTAATGGCGCCGAGGGTTCGTATGCCACTTGACGTGACCGCCAAAACCGTGGTTCCAGATGGGAACACATCTGCCAAGGTGACAGCGTCAATGCCCTGAGCGAGTTGCCCAACTTGCACCAACCGGTTGGGAGTTGATGAAGTAGGTATCAGCAACGGGCTGCCAATCGTCGCGCTCACATTGGACGTGGTGATGATTTGCTCAACCGACGTCTCCCAGTCAGCCTCCACCGGATAGGCAAACACCTGGGAGAAGTAGCCTGCCGATCTTCGGGCTCCGGCCGCCTGCCCGACGTCATACCAGCAGTTCTCACGCACGTTGTAGATCACCGCATCGTTGCACTCAGTTGAGTCGCCCCGAGGGTAGAACCACCAGATTTCTCCGAATCGCGGCACCTTGGTCGCCCAGACCTTCTGCCGCTGGTTGTAGTTCAGGTTGTCAAAGAACCAGTTCTGGTTCATCGGGTTGGGAATTTCCTTGACGACACCGTTGTACAGCAGGAAGCGATCAACGCCGCACCAGTAGTAGATGCCGTCGTACTCAATCACACTGGACGACGACATGATTGAGGTCTGCGAGGAGATGATGTCGTACCGCCAGAACGTCGGCGCAGCAAAGTTTGCAGTACCGGCCACGCCCAGGCTCTGAGGGGCGTAGGACACGCGTATGAGGCTGTCAAGGCTCCAGAACAGGCCAGACGGGCTGTTGGAGCCACCACGCACCGGCAGGCCCTTGACGATCTTCCCTGTGGCCGCGTTCGTCGCGTTGGCGTCCGCAGACACCCAGTCGTCAGGATCGCCGGCCGAGCAGTTCTGGATCAGCCCGTCGTTGCCGTACACGAACACATACGGGTGCAATACCACCACCCCGCCGGACACCGAGATGTTGTTGTTGAAGGTCGCCGTGACCGTGCCAGAGCCCGTGGCCGCCTGGGACAGCGTCACCGTCGTGCTCACCACAGACACAACCGTCGTGCCCGCCGGAATGTTCGTGCCGGTGACCGTCTGCCCAGCCCCGATGCGGATGTTGCTGGCCGCCAGGGTAGCCGTCGTTGTGCCATTCAACGTCAGAGAGTCGGTGAACACCCCGATCTGAGACATGGTCGTGCCAGCGATGTCGCCGATCAGCACCGGCGTGTTCGCTGTGCTATCAATTTGTTGCAGGTTCTGGCCCGGGTGAGCAACCAGCGAAGCCACGCCACCCGTGACGTTGTAGAACCCATCAAATTGCCAGAGATTTAACGGATTGGACGTGAAATCTGACAATGTGAAATCCAAGATGCCGGCGCCTACACCAGCGTCATCAAGTGTCAGAACCTGCAAGCCTTCAGAATGCCCGCTGAAGACGTAGTTGAACCCGTTCTGGGCGTTCACCCAGATGCCACGAGAAGGGCCCTTGAGGTCCTCAATGATGCGCCGGAACCCGAACATCTTGCGCGGACGACCCCGCTGGAAACGGACCCACCGGCCATCCGTGTAGAACTGCCGATCAAAGATCGTGCCGTCCCGCTGGATGCCGGGCTGCGTGTCAAGTGAGAAGACCTTCTGAGTCATTGCCTCGCCTCAAGCCGATTGACCTTCTCGGACAACTGCTTGACAGCATTGACCAAGTGCCAGATCAAAACGTCTGTGCTCACCGATAGAGCGCCGGTACTGCGCTCAATCACGCTTTCCGGCAGAACTTCCTGCAACTCTTGGGCGATCACACCAAGCTGAACCCCAGACCTTTCAACTGCTTCAGTTTTGGGCAGCAGGTCAACCTCGTCAGGAGATCGGTATTCAAAGTTTCTGACACGAAGCCTGTCAATCACCTCTAGGCCGACATTATTGTCGACAATATTTTTCTTTAGCCGTTTGTCCGATATGGTGTCCCACGATGCTTGGTTTTTTTGATTGTACGCTCCAACTGATCCAGAAAGAAAGGAGGTATTTGTGCCTTTCCCAGTAAGGCCGGAGCCAATCACCACCTCATTGCTTACGCCACTGGATGATGCGTTGGTGCCGTAGCCAAGATAAGTGTTGTCGCTGCCAGTGGTCAGAATGCCGCCAGCGAGAGACCCTATCGCGGTGTTGTTGTCGCCTGAAGTGACGGCCACTAGCGAGTCATTTCCAAATGCGGTGTTGTTGGCGCCGGCACTTGTGTTGCTGCCCAACGGGAGGCCCCCACCAACTGCGGTGCAGCTTGCGTTTCCAGATGCCCCAATGCCGACCGTAATTTGGCCAATTGCTGCATTATCCAATGCGGAAATAAAACGACCAGAGCATTCAATGTTCCCTTGAATGTATAGCCCTGAAGCCCGGGCTATAAGTCGCTGAACTCCAAGTATTGATATTGCCAACTGGCCGGGCAAAAATCTATATATCCCAGTCGTGGGCTCTGACGCAAAATTCAAAGACGGGGACCCAGTGGTGCCGTTGGCCAGAGATATTGTAGACACCCCAACATTGATGGTAGAAGCGTTGTAGAGGTTCTGAGAGTCGCAGACCAGAATCACCTGCTGACCAGCGGTGACAACAACAGAAGTGCTGCCGGCCACGCCGGTTGTCAGAGTGACCGTATACCCGGCGCTAGTTCCGTTTGTCTGATTCGTGACGTAGTAGACCGCAATCGTCTGCGGCACCGTCACCGTCACGTTGCCCGACAGGGTTCCTGTGAACTTCTGAATCGGGTTGGCAGCCTCAGATGAGGTCAACGTATAGCTGCCTGACGTCACCGCTTTGGTGTTCTGACTGAAGTTGAAGTCAGTGCTCTTGCCAATGCCGACAGTGAAGAATGACGTGCCAGAGCAGCAGATGATTGCGGAATCAGACGGCTGCAGCGGCAGAGACACAGAAGAGTTGATCTGGTCGCTGCCAGAAGGCGCAACGGTCAGCGTCCCCGTTCCGTTGTTGCGCAGCAGGATGAACCAGTTGTTGCCGAGCGTGGTGGCCGACGTCAAGGTCATCGTGGCAGACCCGCCGGTCCATACGAACGTCTTGGCGCGATCGGCCTCCACCGCGGTGTAAGCGCTGGAGAACGTCTGTACGGGGTGAGAGGTGTTCAGCGTCGCACCGATCACCGTCAGGCCGTAGCCCACCAGTGAGGCAGCATCTGCCGCCGAAGAGCCGACGCCGAAGGCGATGATGCCCCAGGTCCCCGCCTCATTCGCGTTGGTCGTGATGTAGATGTACCTTGCCGCGCTGGCCGCCACGACTGCAATGACGTTGCCGTCGTAGTCGGCCACCGTGAAGGAGTTTGCGCCGACGTTGCGGATCAGCGCATCCTGGCCCACAGACGCCTGATTGGCGGGCGGCATGCGCATGATCAGGCCGCCGGTCGTGGCCGTCACGTCCATGATCCGCGCCGCGTAGTTGGGCGTGGCGTTGCCGTTGATCGGCCACTCCAAGACGATGTTGGCTGACAGCGTGATGTTGCGATACGAGACGTCCGTCGGGACGATGACGTTGCCGGTGAACGGACTGTTGAAACTGCTCATGCATCCCTCGCAATCGTTTGCCGGTCGCCGATCCGAGCCACGTCCTCGGTCTTCAGCACCTGCATCACTTTGTCGTACTGGGCCTGCCACAGCGGCACACGCTCGTCGTTCTTGAGGAACGGCATGGCCTGCAGCAGAGCCCCGTACAGAAGCGCCTGGGGCGCGTATTGGGTGAACCAGTTCGACTGGTTGGAGGAGTCCAGCGGCTGCGAGCGCTCGTAGTACAGCACCTCGTAGTTGTACGCCGCGGCAGGCGTCGGCGCAACAAGCCAGTGCGTGTAGTCGTAGTCACAGTAATACAGCGGCACGTCCTCGGACGCCGGGTCGGGCCAATACTCCCGCAGGTATTCGTACTTGCGCAGCAGCACCGGCTGGCGCTGGCCGTTCACCGTGACGTTGATGGAGACCGTCTTCCTCCATCGGGCCGGCTTGTCGATCGTCGCCTGACCCTGCGTCATCGTGCTCGTGGCCACCGTCAGGTTGCCGAGGAACTTGAGCTCCGACGCGATCACCTGCTCTGCCAGCATGATGAAGGTCGGGATCTTGTCCAGCGTAGACGCGTCGGTGCGCTCCAGGTAGCTCCGGATGTCCAGCACCAGACTGTCGTAGGTCATCACAACGGCAGGCATCACCACACCTTCTTCTTGATGGATTCAGGCTGCGGGACGTACTGCTGCCCGCGCTTGGTCCCTTCCCGCTTCGCCCGGGTTGTCGACGCGTACTCAGAAGGTGTCAGCTTCTCGCGTGCAGCCTTGGGCAAGTACCGTTCGCCGGTGGCCTCCGGCCCCTGCGTGGACGGTTTCCCCGAGCGCGTACCCCAGTCCTCACGCGTCCACCGCGCAAGGGCATTATCCGCCCTCTGAGGGCCTTTGTAGCCCCCGCCGCTACGTTGGTATTGCTGAGTCGCCATTTGCGCCTTACGGGCGCTCCATTGGCCTGGAGAGCCCCCTTTGCCAGACGCCTTGACGTTGGCGACGATGCGCTTCCACTTGGCAGGATCGGTCTTGACTGCGCTCATCTCAGGAACAGCGCACGTTCATCCGTACGCCGCCTCACAAGCCCGGGAAGCTCCCGGCCGCCGGCCTTCGTCCACTGCATGAACGCGTCAGCCGCCCCTTCCACATCGCCGCGGTTGGCCTTCATCCTGATCTGGCTGCGCTGCAGGTTGCCTAGACCGGCGTTGTACGCAAAAGAGACCAGAGCGTCAAACCGCCCTTGACGACCAGCACCGCCGGGAACCAGACGTAGAACACCTCGCTCAAAAGCAGCGACGTCAGCGTCGAAAAGCGCATCGATCTCCTGCTTTGACCAGACACGGTTGTGCTCCGGACGTAGCGGGTAGTCCCGCCTGATGAAGCCTTCATACCCCTCCTTGCGAACCATGGGAAGCTGAATCTGATCCTGATACAGAACATGCCCGTACCCGATCGTCCAGATGTGCGCAGGGCACAGGTAGGGCTTGTTCCTGTAGCCCTCGTACCGGTGCATCAGCGCAGCGCCCTCCGGGCTCAGCTTCACTTCTTGCTCCACTGCCTGCTGCCGAACCAGAACCCGATGATTCCGCCCAGCATGGCCATCTCGTCCTCGCTGAAGATGATCGCCGTCACCCGGATCAGGTCATCCACCGACTGGATCAGGCCCGGATGCTTCCAGACGTACAGCGTCAGAGCAGCGTTGATCAGCACCAACTCGATGATGAAAATATAGGTCACCGTCGGGCGCACCGTGCCGACGTAGTTGGCAACCCAGCGGCTGGCCTTCTCCAGCACCTTCTCGTCGTGCCTGAGCGCAGCCTCGGTCATCTGCGCCTCGGTCTGCATCGCCACCTGCTCAACGCGGATCTCCTCCATCTTGGCCTGGGAGGCATACCCCTGAGCCGCAAGCTGGAGTTCCCGCTCGGTCTGCAGACGCGCCAGGGCGATCTCGTGCTTCTGGTCGGACTTGTTCTGGAAAAACTCCAGCAGCTTGGGCAGGCCGCTGATCAGCAGGCCGCCAAGAGTAGACAGAAGCGACAGCATTACTTGGTCCCCTTCACGAACTTCTCGCGCTCTTCAAGGAGCTTGACCTTGACTTGGAGGTCGTTGATGTGGAGCATCAACTGCTCCTTCATGATGGCCCTGCGCTCGGCAGAAAGCGGGCTGTCGGTAGGAATCCCTTCCTTGGTGATCAGCGCCGGCATGTGGCCCTCAATCTTGGTCAGCCGCTTCGAGAACGAGTTGACCTGCCCCAGAAGCCACGCAAGGCACATCACCACGATGGGGATGACCGCCTTGAGAACATCAGTCCACGCCATCACGCTCTCCCTTCTTGGTCGTATGCATCTTGTGCCACCTGTACAGCAAGAACGCGATCTGCAGCACCACATAGACCAACGTGGCCCACAGGATCAGATCGTTCACCTGGATGCCGGCGACGGTCGCGCCAGCCACCGTGACAGGCGGGGCGGCCTTCATCGCCTCCGCCGTCAAATCAGCCTTCTGTTGCATGGTCAGACTCATGGCTTCTGCACTCAATATGGATGTTACTGTCAGCACTCACCACCGGCAGAACATCAGGAACGCCGAGTTGTTCGCCCCGGCGCCGGGTGTGTACGCAATGATGATGATGCCCTGAGCCCCGTTCCCGCCTGCGGACCCCGTGCCTGCCGTGGAGACTCCTCCGCCAGCACCACCGCCACCATACACGCCTGCAGTGTTGTTGCCTCCTGCTGCAGCAGCGGCGCCACCTCGACCGCCTCCGCTACCGATGGTGTTCAATATGTCTATGCCGGGGCCGCCCTGGCCACCGGCGCTTGTGTTGACGTTGCCGGCGCCACCACCACCAACAGTACCAGCGCCGCCCGGGGCAGTCCCGCCGCCCGTCGCGCCAAAGTTGTTGCCGCCTGCTCCACCCACAGCAGAAGCAGCGTTCCCGCCAGCAGACCCGCCGCCGTTGCCGCCGCCACCGCCGCCAGCCACGCTTGCAGCAGTCGTTGACCCAAACCCATTGCCGCCCGCTCCGCCAGCACCATTGGGGCCGCCAGCGCCGCCGCCGCCTCCAGCGCCGTAGCCCTGAGACGCAGTAGTACCGAACGAACCCGCGCCACCCTGGCCGCCAGCATAGGCCCCCGTACCACCAGTCCCGCCAGACGACGATGGGGTTGTTGTGGCAGACCCCGGCTGACCGCCGCCAGCGACGAAGGCGCCAGAATCCCAACTGGTGTTGCCGCCAGCGCCGCCACCAGAACCAGCAGAGCCAACCGCAACCGTGATCGTCGACGACGGAGACGCCACATAGTTGGTAATGACGGTACACCCACCACCGCCGCCACCGCCGCCTGCAGCGCGGTTGCTCCCCGCTACAGCACCCGTCGCTCCACTGCCGCCGCCGCCAATAATGTGAATTGAGTTGCTCGTTGAATTCCAGTCGGCGGGAAAAGTCCAAGACGTTGTGGCAGTATTCGTTATCTGATACACCTTTATCGGGCCTGTTGCCGGAGCCACAAACGTGCTTGGCTGAAACAGGCCACCGATGTTATTTCCTCTGTTTGTTGAGTTTCCGCCCAGATACCAAACGTACGGCGTTGACCCGTTTGTCGCCGGCCCAGGCGTGAACGCCAAATCCCTGACGCTAAGGTAGTCCAAATTTGTGATGGACCCAACCCCGGAGTACGCAATTGTGGCCCTGGTTGTGCTTGAGCTATTCATTGTCAGCACATTGCCGACAGCGCCCGTCGCAGTAAATGCAGCGACCGTTTGCGTACTGCTGGCGGCGAATACTATCGACGTCGCCCCAGTAGCAACATAAGTGTTCGTGATGTCGCTGAACGTGTTTGAGCCAGATATGGTCAGAGCCCCGGCGCCGCCCTGATTGATGGCGCACGCATATGTAGACCCACCCCCAACGAATGTCTTGGTAGAAGCGCTGGTCAGGCTGATGACACCATTGCCAGTGCCGGCAGATGTGGTGAACCCGATTGGGTTGGCATTGTTGAAGGCCGTTGTGCCAGCGCCGTTGGTTGTAATTACTCCGCCGTCAAATATAATGGACTTGGTGCCGGCAGCAATCAAAAATGTTGATGTTGAGCTAGTCAGGCTCAACGTGTAGCCGTTCAAGTCTACAGTTCCATTGGCCAGTGTGAATGCTCCGGCTCCAGCCTTTGATATTGTGAGAGCATCACCAAGAAGCCATGACCCGGCGGCTCCATCCAAGACAATGCCAGCACTTATGGTTGCGCCGCCTGTCGTGATGGTGTTCCCAGACGAAGTTGAGTTAAATGTTATGACACCCGCCATGCTCCAAGTGGTGCCGGCCAACAGAATCATTGACCTATTGACCGTCAATGTTGAGGTTGATAGGCCGGCAAACGTCACAACACCGCTCAACATCGTAAGGGTGCTGCAGGCCGCACCAATCGCTACTGTGACGGTGTAGGTTGTTGAATTGTAAAAATACACATCATTCGTGGTGGCCGGGACAGTAGCCCCAGCGACACCCACTGGAGACGTCGACCAACTTGACGTGGTCGCGCTATCCCATGTGCCACTGCCAACAATCCACCAAAATGCATCGTTGGCAGTAATGCTCCAGCCAGTGTTGTTGCCAAGATCTGTGGACGTGTAAGCGCGCCATGTTGCGCCGCCTGTTGCAATATTGTCTTGAATGGACATATACGCAACAGCAACAATCCCGCTTGCCTTGGAGATGGTTGCAGTCGACCCGGCAACCGAGCTATTCAATGTCAAGACGCTGCCGGAACGCCCAGATGCAGTGAAGTTTGAGACAGTCTGCGTCGTTCCCGCCGTCAGGGTTATCGTAGCTGCGCCGGTTGCGTTGTAGCTGTTTGTTATGTTTGAGAACGTGTTGCTTCCAGCGATAGTGAGGGCGCCGGCTCCACCTTGATCAAGCGTAATATTGGTGTAAGCAAAACTTCCGCCAACAAAGCGCTTGGCAAATGCGGAAGTCATTCTAATGGTTCCGGTGCCGCTGACTGTGCATCCCGATGGGTTGTTGAATGTGGTGAGCCCCTGGGCCGCAATGGTTAATGTTCCTGAGCCAAGCGACAATGCCGCGTCGCCAAAATTTGCAGGTATAGCCAAACCTTGCGAAGAATTTCCTGATTGCGTGAGATTGTAAGACGCAAGATCAAGAGTTCCCAAGCGAATCTCAATTGTTGGTATGGCAAGGATATTTGATGTAGTAAGGGCGTCCTGAAGCGTAACAGACCCACCTCTGCTGGTTATACTGAATGCCTGCGTGAATGTAATTCCGGCACTTGTTATTGTTTGAGCCCCACGACCGGCAAACGTAAATGTGCCAGTACCGGTGAGCGTGGTTCCAGTCCCATTGATCCAGTTTCCATAAATTGACGGAGCGGTGGTGCCAGTTGCCAACGTCATCGTGTTGGCGGTTCTGGCACTCATGTCAATGGTGCCGATGTTGTACGAGGCGTTGACGGTGATCGTCGCGCCAGAGTTCAAGCCAGTAGCTTGGAAAATGCAGGTGTCTTGCGCCAGAGGGAAGTTGTTGACTGCAACCGCCCCGCCTCCAGACAAAGCCCATCCAGTACCAGACCAGTTGCCGCCGCCAGCAAGGTTCCAGAATTTGTTTGCAGCAGCCGTAAACGTGATGCCGCTGTTTCCCTTGCAGTCGCCCAATCGAGGGCCTGATGCTGGTGCGGCCGCGCCTGCTATGGTTATGTCTCTAAAGTCGACATCAGTAAAACTCACATTGGCGCACGTCAAGGTCACTGAAGTGCCAATTGTTGAGGAGCGTAAAAAGTTCCGCATCGTGGCGTTTGTGCCAGCAGACACGGTCAAAATACCGTTTATTGTTTGACTTGCGCCGAATACAACGGACTGAACACCGGCACTCGTTCTTCCCGCAAAAGACAAATTGTTGAAGGAATTGGCGCCAGTAATTGTTGCGGCAACACCAGTTGTGGCCGCAAAAGACACATTGTAAAACGCAAGCCCGCCGCCGTTGAACGCCACGGTCGTGGCAGTTATTGCCGATGTTATTGTTGACGTGCCGGCATTAAATGTCAGATTGGTGCTGTTTGTAAAGTTTATTGCAGTTGGGCTGGAGCACAATACTGAGCTAGAGCCAAAGTTAATGGTTCTTACATTTGAATTGTTGGATGCAATACTGGTGGCGGTTAAATTATAAATACCTGTGGCAAATGTGCCGTTGGTGACCGTGATTGAATTTGTGGTGGTGAGCGCGCCAACAAGAGTCCATTCGCCGCCGACTCCATCGAACACAATTGCGGAGCCTATGCTTACGCCATTGGTTGTAATTGTTTGGCCGGCGACCGTAGACCTAAAAGTAATTGCGCCTGTATTGCCCCATATTGTGGCCGCAGTCAATGACATTGACCCACTAATTCCAAGTGTTGGGGCGGAGCCGACCGCAAACGTTACAGTGCCAGCAGACACTGTAATGTCTAGGCAAGCCAAAGCACCCGTCATCGTGACGGTATAGGTGGCAGTCCGATCAAAAAAGACAGAATCAGCAGATGTCGGAACAGACGCCCCGCTTGGCCCGCCGGGCGATGCTGACCAGTTTGTTGTGGACGTTGTGTTCCAGGTGCCAGACCCACCTACCCAGTAACGATTGGCCACTGTTACTCCTCAGCAGGTGGCGCAGTGATGGCAGCAATCCAGTTGTCCAGCCGCCTCTGCTTCATGGCCTCAATCTCTTCGGCCGTAGGGATGTCCTGATCGTCGTGGAACCACAGCGCATCAGCAAACTTCCCGTAAGGAGTTTCAAAGGAAAAATCAATCTTCATGCTCATGCTTCAGTCGTCACTGCCACTGCGTCCCAGCGGGACGATGAGGCGTTGTAGATCACGCCAACGTAGGTGGTCTTGTTGGCAACTGTCGTAATCGGCAGGGTCACGCCAATCGCCTGGAAGCTGTTGGTGCTGCCTGTCGTCCAACTCAACGCCCGAGGCGTTCCGTTGTCCTTGAAGCGGAAGATGGCCCGCTGGCCGTCCGTTGGCGTTCCAGAGTCAGCGTTGATCGTCAGAGCTCCAGCCTGGGCCGTCGCAGCGTACTGGTCAAAGTTGTCGCTGTTCCACGCCAAGGGCGAAGAGATGCTGGACGTCGAACTGACCCGGGCCGTGATGCGCTTGTTGGTCAGCGTCTGCGTCGCGTCCAGGGTCACGACGGTGCCGCTGGAGCCCGGGTAGGCAAACGAGGTGCCATCAGTCCCGGTGAACGTCAACGTGTTGCTGACCGTCAGCGTCTTGGTGTCAGCGATCGTCAACGTGGCCCCGCCGGCCGGCGCCGTCAGCGCAACCTTGTTGACGCTCGTGGCGGTAGCCGCCCCCAGGTCCGGCGTGGTGAACGACGGAGACGTCGCCAGAGCCACCACCGTGCCGCTGCCTGTGGTGCTGTAGGACGTCCCCCAGGCGCTTCCCGTTGAGTTGGGTATACCCGCGCCTGGGTATGTCATCGGCGACGCGTTGGAGACGGTAATAGACCCCGCGCCGTTGGTAATCGTGATGCCGGATCCCTGCGTCAGCGTCGACTTGGCAAGCGTGTTGCCGGTGCTGTTGCCGATCAGCAACTGGCCGTCCGTGTAGGTCGTCTGCCCCGTGCCACCGTTGACCACCGCGAGGGCACCAGATGTCACCTGAGACGCGTCGATCGCAATTGAGGTGCTGACCGCCGTCGTGATCTGACCTTGAGCATTGACCGAGAGCACCGGCACGCTTGAGGCGCTGCCGTAAGACCCAGAAGAGACCCCGGTGTTGGCGATGTTGAAGGTGTAGGCAGGAGACTCGTTGAGCCCGGTTCCAGCCGAATAGGTCAGAGGCGCACCGAACTGCGAGAAGACGATCGCCGTGGTCCCAATCGTGATCGGCAGAGGCGTCTGCTGCACCCACGAGGTGTTGGCCAGGGTTGACCCAGCGGTGATCAGGAAGAAGTCACCTGCGTCGATCTGGTCAACACCAGACCCAGTTGAGTCAAAGTCGGTCGCGCGGGTCAGGATGAACGGAGCGCCGGGGGACGTGTTCCCAACCTGCGTGACCGTGTAGACGCCGTTGTGCGCAGCGTTGACTTGGTTCTTGACAAGAATCCGGTTGGTGGCAGCCACAAGAGTGCTGTCAACCGACAAAGGCCCGTTGGCCGTTGCCGTCAACGTCGCACCTACGCCAGAAATCCCGTTGCTGTAGGTGCAAGACGGAAGAGCCGTTGCGGTGGCCAGCCGGCAGGACTGGTGGAAGTTGATGCCCGCGGCGATCGAGTCGGCATAGGTCTTGTTGACGATGTCATTGCCACTGACCGGAGCAGTGGCGATCGTGCCAGAGGTCATCGCCACCGAAGTGAACGTGCCTGCAGCCGGGGTTGTTCCCCCGATGACCGTGTTGTCAATCGTCCCGCCTGTGATCGCAACCGTGCTGGCTATTGAGATTGTGATTGACCCGGCGCCATTGGTGATGGCGATGCCAGATCCAGCGGTCAAGGTGGCCTTCGCAAGGGTATTGCCCGTGCTGTTGCCAATCAAAAGCTGGCCGTCGGTGTAGGTGACCTGCCCGGTTCCGCCGTTGCCAACGCTCAGGGTGCCGCCTAGGACAACCGCCCCTCCTGTCGGGGCAGAAGGAGACAGGCCTGTTGTGCCTGCACTGAAGGAGGTCACGACCGCCCCCGCGCCCCCAAACGAGACCCAACTGCCTGCAGAGTAGCCCTCATACACAGACAGAGTGGAGTTGTACCGAATCCTGCCGTCAGCCCCGGACCCTCTTTCCGCGGTCGTGCCAATAGGGATGGTCAGGCCAGCAGTACCAGGGACTACCGGGTCAAAGGCCAGTCGAATGGTCGGATTGGCCAGTCCGTCGCCGTTGGCCACCAAAATCTCGTTCGTCGTGCCCTGAAGCACCCTGGCGTTCACAGACCCGCCGCCCACAGAGACCATGCCCGGGCCAGTCAGGTTCGCCAGCCCAGCCACTTGCCCCGTCAGAGCAAACGTCGGGTTGCCAGAAACGCCGCTCCCATTGGTGATGCTCAAGCCCAGGCCAGACGCCGTCAGGGTCCGAGCCACGACCGTCGTGGAGCCCGTCTTCGCCACGATGCCCGTCAAGGCCGTTTCTAGGGCCCCAGAGGCGCCGTTGAGGCTCAGGGATAGGGTAGACAGCGCTCCGTTGTCCGTGAGCCCCAGGCCCGTTTGTACGGACAGGCGCCGGCTGTTGGGAAGCGTCGGCTCCTGGTTCAGCGTCAGGAAGGTCTGGAACTGCGATGGCGAGGCGGCGAGCGCCGCTGCAGTGGTCTGCCGCGTCTGACCATCCTGCACGATCGGCACAGCCTCAGTGCCCACAATCGGGCCGGCGGCCGGTAGCTGTGTGATGGTTACGTTTGGCATTTATCCCTCGGGTTGCACGTCAATGCCGTCCAGGTTCCCGTTCTGAGATGGCGTCTCCGTGTTCTGCTGAGTTGAGATGACGGCGCCACCATACGGGCCGGTGATCAGGTTGTTGTCCTGAACGGCAACGCTCACGTCCGGCCGCGGGAACCGGATTGTGATCCGCTCCGTCTTGCGAGCCGGCAGCCGGTACGGGTCCTTCTCGTCCGCACACCCCTGGCCGCAGACCTGCAGCCCGGGGAAGTTGGGGTCCGGCCGCATCTCGGCATGAGCACGCTTCATCTTGCAGCGGTCGCACACTGCAATGGCGATGTCAGACAGGCCCCTGGTGTCAAGGAACACTGGCATGCGTCACCTCGTGTAGCAGGCGATCGATGGTGCGAAGTAGATCGGCGACTTGTCGCGCTCTTCCTGCTCTGCCAGGGTGAGGTACTTCTCGGCCTGCTGCTCCAGGTACTGAACCCGCGCCATGTCGACGCCAGGGAGCTCCATGGCCATCTGGTGCGCCAGCATGTTCTGCACCGCCAAATACCAGCGCTGCGGGATCTCAAGCTCGCCAGACAACTCACCCACGTCCATGATCTGCCGCGAGTACCACAGAGTCATCTGCACGAACGGGTCAGACGGCACCGGCCACAGGTACAGCTTCGCCTGGGGGATCGTGCGGTTGACCCAGAACTGGAACGGCTGGTTGGCCGTGAAGTTCTTGTTGGGCAGGTTCGTGTAGTCGTCCCGATTCAGCCGGGCCATCGTGATCTCGGTCGAGTTGTTGCCGAGATAGAACTCCCGCAGCGACAGCGTCGACCCGTTTCTGGCGCGGATCCGGTAATACTGCACATCTTGGCCAGGGTCAATGTCGTACCACAGCCACTCGCCGTTCACCCACGTCTGCACGCCAGGGTCATACAGCGTGCTCCACGTCAGACCGTCCGCGGAATACTCAAAGACAGAGTCAATCTCGCCAGACGCGCCGGGAAGCACCCCAATGGATCCGATGTACACCGAGTTGTTGGTGCCGTAATTGACCGCAATGTTGCCGTTGGTGCTCGTCTGTGTGCAGAGCGTGTCGATGTTGTTGTCGAACGCGTTGCCGACCACCCCGCCGGCACTGGACGAGTACCCGCCAGTGCTGTTGGGCGTCGGCCTGTTCATACGCCGGTACAGCGCCTGCAGCACGTCCACGCCGCCCACAGGCAG